GGAGTTGGAGAAGGAGTTCATTTGCGATGCTCTGCCGTGCTCGCTGATTGGCATGAATGCGAAGATGATGTCGCAGTATATTGAGTTTGTGGCGGATCGTCTTGCGGTCCAGTTGGGCACGCCGAAGATCTTTGGTGCTCACAATCCGTTTGACTTCATGGACCTCATCAGTTTGGAGGGCAAGACCAACTTCTTTGAGAAGAAGGTCTCAGACTATTCTCGCGTTCAGTCGTCGGGTGAGCTACGGCTGGACGAAGAATTCTAAGCGTATAGTAAATGGCATATGTTCGTTTCATCTTTACAGGAAAGGTTGCTGGTGTCACAGCAGATGACATCAAGTCCAAGCTGACTGGCATTGACTTGGCCCATGTTAGCGTGACTGGTTCCGATCTAGAACTCATTGCGCGGGAGAACAATGACATGGACAAGGTTTCGGCGAAGGCTCGCGGCGAGCAGTTAGTGACTGAGATTAAGAGCAAGGTTCCCGAGATCACAGAACTCTCGCTCTTTGACACCGATTCGTCTAAGGATGTCGCGCGACTGAATGCAGAGGGTGGCCGCAAGACTCGCAAGTTCCGTAAGAGTCGCAAGATGTCAAAGAAGTACTGCAAGAAGACCCCATGCCGCCGTATGGGGTTCACGCAGCGCGCAAGTTGCCGTCCCTACAAGAACTGCTACCGTAAGCGCTAAGCCTTCGGGATATCGTGGTAGACAGCGACCTTATTGCCAGCCCCTGTGTCCTCCCACACTTCCTCACGAACATGCGGGGTACCACCGGGCACGTCCCAGAACTCACCCTGAAGTGTGAACTTCTGCTTTACAGGATTCATCATGTTGTTAATGAAGCCGATGAGGACAAGTACAATGATAAGAACAAGAATCGCAAGAACGATGTACCCAAGCATCTTGAACGCAGAGATAAAGAAGGATCCGACTGGGGATTGGGGGGCCGCAACCGCTGCTCCCAATCCAAACATTCCGACATGTTCTACGAAATCATCACCACCGCGCTGACGACGAGGCATTTACTCTTAAAAGCCGAAAGAAATCAATGGATCAGGATGCCATCTTGGCAACCTGCATCGCACTCGCAGTCTTTGGAGGTGGGGGGTTGTTCATGATTCTGATGCGGTTACGGTGTATACACTCACATCGTCCTGAGATTGAGAGTCTCGTTTAAGCCGCCGCAACCTTTCCCTTCCTTCGTATAAATGGAGCTCTTACAGGCAGCTATTGCTCTTCTCGCATCTATGGTCTTTGTTCTCGCAGGAATGGTTGGTTGGATGTACTGGCAGCAGGCACGTCTGCGCAGTATGCTCAACATGATGGAGATGCAGTTTGTTGCGCTTACCCAGCAGTTGATTACAGAAGAGGAACCGCCTCCTGAGCCCGCTCCTGCTCCTGAACCCCCGGCCGAGGTTGAGCCTGAGGATGACCGCGCGTCGGTTGAGGAGGAGCAAGCAGTTGAGACCGTGGAGGGAGCACCACCTGCACTGGACCTTGACTCTCTGGAGGGCAAGACCAAGAAAGAGCTGCAGGAGCTCCTCACCAAGCGCGGTCTGCCGTTCAGCAAGAACGACGCAAAGGGTGTCCTCATTTCGCTCCTCAAGGCGTCTTCATAAATCGCGTGAGTACATATAATGAAAGTCGTATCATTTGATGTCGGAATTCGTAACCTCGCCTACTGTGTCCTTGAAGGCACAGACCGCAGCGATGTAAAGATTGTAGATTGGAATATCATTGACGTCCTAGGAGAGCAGGCAGGTGTCGGTGCTCCTAGATGTCATTCATGTCAAGCCGCTGCTCGTTACGAACATGCGTCCAACGGACAGTTTGCATGTTCCAAGCACGCACCGCGGAAGAAGAAGGTCGCAACCAAGACTGAACTGAACAAGCTGACTCCAAACCAGCTTCACGAGATCATCGACCGGGAGAAGCTGACCACTGAAGCGACTAAGAAGACAGACTTGGTCAAGCTCGTCTACAATCACCAGAAGCAGAACACCTGGAAGAAGTGCGTGTCCTCTGCACTTCATGGGTCTGCGTTAGACTTGGCACCTGCTATCATTCGTAGTCTTGACCAGCGATCAGAGTCCTGGAAGGGAGCCTCGGTGGTGTGCGTGGAGAATCAGATGGACCGCCGGATGTTTGGGGTGCAGGCAATGATTCAGATGTACTTTTGCTGCCGCGGCTTTCACTGCACGGGTGTATCGGCGACTCACAAGCTTTCGAACATAGTGACAGTGGAAGATTCAACCGCATCATATAAAGGTCGCAAAACGACAGGCATAGCTCACGCATACGCGCTTGTTCCTGCGGAGAACCAGGCACACTTCGCAAAGCATCCCAAGAAGGACGACTTGGCTGACTCATTCCTCCAAGGTCTTTGGGTATTAGAGCATGAGAACAAGTAAGTGCGTTCCAACCTTCAGAAACACAGCCGAAGGAGAAGTAAATGGACACGGACCTTCTCGTGAATCCCAAGGTGATGGGAACGACGAGCTTAGAATCCATTGACCTTCCGACGCTGAACTTTGATGATATTGGTTCCTCCAGCTCTGCTCCTGCGCCCAAGCTCGTGCCGACCTTTGAGGAGTCTGGACCTGCAGTCGTGGACGGCATGCCGAACTTCAACGCCGAGCCGTATGTGCCCGCACCGTCACGCCACACAGTGTCTGAGGACGTGGTGATGCGCGAGAAGTACGAGATGTTGCGCAAGTTTGAGCGTCTGTCCAAGCTTGGTGTGCCGATGCGCAAGCGCTTCACGCTGGAGTCGTCCATGGAGGAGATGAAGCTGGAACTGGAGTTCATCCGTCGTGAGAAGTCCATGGATGCGACCATCAAGCAGTTCTCCGAGTGGTTCGTGACAGGCATGTCTGCGATGGAGTGGGGGTCTAAGAACGTGATGATGATGAAGGCGTTTGGTCTCCAGCTGGACGGTCTCTCAGAGGCTGCGCAGATGAATGTGGCTGACCTTGAGGATGACTTTGAGGAGCTGTACGACCTGTACGGTGAGAACATGAAGATGCACCCACTGGTCCGTATCCCGCTCCGCACCTGCATGATGATTTACATGGTCCACCTAACCAACCAGATGGCACAGAAGGCGCCTATCCCGAACATCCAGGACATCATGCGTCAGAACCCTGACATTGCCCGCAGTCTGGCTGCTGCGTCTATGCAGGCGCAGACTCAGCAGATGCGTGGAACGGCTAGCGTGCCTCCTCCTCAGAATGCGCCCAACCCTCTTGCGGGTCTCATGAGCTTCATGCAGCAGTCTGTGCCTCCTGCCCCTCCGCCGAACATGGTTCCCAAGCCGCCTGAGAACAAACCAATCCGCGTTGGTGTGATCCGCAAGCCCGCACCTCCGCCCGCGCCAGCACCCGCTCCTGCGCCCGTAGAGATGCGCCCACCCCCGAATATTGACGACCTGCTCAAGGACATCAACAGCAACGCGAAGCCCGCAACCCCGAAGGCGACAAAGGGTCGCAAGTCTACAGGGGCTTCCATGATGGTGAAACTTTAACTCGGCAAAAGATAAATGCCGGCGTCCGTTGCTACACTTGAGAAGAAACTCCGTCGCTACAAACAGCTGCTGGCGAATTACGACAGGGACTTTCTTTCTTCGCGAACCAAGAAGCTCCATAGCAAGGACGATCTTGAAGAGTGGATCGCGAAGACGGAGGCCCAGATTGAGAAGGCCAAGGAGCGTGAGAGGGAGCGTCCCTACAAGCCCGAGCCCCAGGAGCAGGACGGGGGTCGCCGCAAGTCCCGTCGTCGCAAGAGCCGCCGCGGCACTCGTCGCCGCTGAAAACGAACCGGATTCCCCACAATCAACATAAAGTAAAAATGCCTACACTTGAAGTTCAACTCGCCAAGGCACAGAAGGATCTCGCGGCCCTTGGAGATGCGACTCCTTCGATGTTCTACTTGTTTCGTCGGCGCCGTGCAGACCAATACCATGACAAGGATGCAGAACGTCGTGGACTCACGGAGCGGATCCGGTATCTACAAGTGCGTATCTCTCGTCGGTCTAATGAAACAGAGGGGGAACCGTTGTATCTACAGCTCCACAGGTTGGGGTCTCCTTCTCTTCTGTGAATCCCTCACGGCTGCGGGAGGACACACCTTGAGAGATGATGATGAACGCGGCTGTCAGCAACAGGGAATGGACGACATCACGCGTGCCAACAAAGCAGACGGCAAAGACTGCAATGCGACGCAGAAGGATGTTCCGCTCGTATTCCTTGGGGTTGGAACTGAATTCATCTACGAGATGACGTGAGCCGATGTTCAGGACAATCAACATGATTCCCAAGAACAGCTTGCTCGTGTCCAGTGATTGAAACATTGTTATCTAGTCAGAAATTAGCACGCGCACTTCTTGGCCTTGTCGTCCCACTTGCCCTTGTTCTCTCCCTCCTCGCACTCGGACTTGGACTTCGCCTTCTCGGCCATCTTGGAGTCGCACATGTACTCAAAGCCGCCCTTGCACATCGCAGTCACAACCGTGATGCCGAGGAAGAACGCAACCAGCTTGCTGTACGTCTTCCAGACATACGCAATGATCGCCAGCGCAATCAGCTTGCCAACAGCGTTGCTCACAAACTGACGGATCATGCTGATATGAAACGCAGTGGCAAGGATAAGGAGCGCAACAATGCCCATCTCAGTATTCATCGGAAGCTTCGCCATTTATAAGAAGTCTAGCATATTTTTCTACTTACTCTTGAACAAGTGAGATGCCAGGCGGCATTGATTATACCTCATTAGACGACGCATACAGTGGCGGTGTCTTCAAGACTCGCGAGACTATTCGTGAGCAGGGCGATGTGGACCATTCGCAGGATCACAAGGACCGCAGCACAGCCGCGAAGGCCGTGGTTGACAAGATGAAGCCAGCATTTGGCGAGGCTCATCCAGAGGTCCACCAGTATCCGGCGCAGAGGTCCACCGCTGTTCGGGAATCGTTCACATCCGCATCGTCGGAGGACGATATGAAGGTGAAGATGAATAAGATTCTTGCAATGGTGGAGCAGAACAAGACTGGATACGAACCTACCACATCTCAGGACATGTTCCTCTACATCCTGACCGGTGTGATGTTCCTCTTTACATTTGATACCTTTGTGATGCTCGGGAAGACGATGCGCAAGGGTTAGCACGGGACAGCAGGAAGGAATGTCTCAAACGAAGAGACATCCTCAAACACATTGTCAAGATATTCAATCTCAAAGGTTAAGCTATTCTCACCGGTTCCGAAGCTAATCGGGGCGTTGAGAGGAGTTGTACGCCCAATACTCGAATAGGGAAGGTGGCGGCGAAAGGTAACGTGGAGTCGGTCCAGAGTGCCAATCGGAGGGTTGTACGACGTAATGTTCTCATCGTAGCTCTGGTCCGAGTAGAAGATAGCAGCAGTGCTCTGTGTCGCCGTTGGCGAAGTAACCGTAGAGTTCAGAATCTTTGCAAACGAGTAGTCTGCATATCCCGCACGGTCGGCGCCCGGGGCGGTCTCATCCATGCGATTCAGACCTTCAATGCCTAGCATGATGTACTGGTCAGTTGCCGAGACCCAGCCATTGCCAACCGATGGTGCGTTGATCAGCGCATTCTTCAGACGAATGCGTGTCACATTGCTAAACGAACGAGGAAGGTAGACCACATAGTCTCCCGGATCTGACACTGCTGCCCCACCGTTCATCATCACGAACTTGGTCGGGTCACGGTCGCGGGAATCAATGGAAATCACACGAGTTATGCGCTTGAGTGCGCGCACGGGCTGTGTCTGACGCACCTGGACTCCATTACGGTTATACTGCATTATGCTTTAGTGCGAAGAAATCCGTCGTGCCACATCCGCGTCTGCTGTTCTCCACGTCTTCCCGTGAAGCACAAACGAGTGAACCCTAGCCATCCCCCAACCATGCTCCGTGGCACCAGGACGGTGACCTGTTCTCCATGCGGCCATACCACGATTGTACACTGTCTTCAACGCATCCAGAGGCACCTTGGTTGCGCGGGAAATCTCAGGTAATGACTTAACGCCTGGGTACTTGGTGTGAAACCTAGATGAATAAGAAGACGGACGATGGCGCGTGTTGCGATCCGTGGCAAATGGCCTGTACGCTTTGGGGTCCTTCCACGACATCTTTGCCCTCCTCGTCAACTCACGGTGACGCTTTGCTTTGCGTCTTGTTGACAAGCCTCTGTAGTACTTGATCGGCCACAGCATTGTTCTCTGCGTTTAAAACAAAATGGGAGATTCAGGAGCTACCGATCTCGGTAGTAATGTCACATGGACTGTCATTCTAGAGGATTACTTTGCCCAGACAGGTGAGAAGGCAAATGGGTTGAGCATTATGCACAAGCGTGCGGAAAGTGTGTTCACTCGCCGCAAGACGTACATTGACTTACCTGTGATTGTTGGTTCGGGTGTGATTGCCTTCCTGAACGCCGGTTCATCGAGTCTGTTCGTGGGGAACCAGCAGCTTGCGGCTACATCCCTCGGCGTTGGGTCCCTGTTCGTTGGAATCCTGAACACGACGGGTACCTATTTTGGCTGGGCCAAGCGTGCAGAGGGGCACCGCATGTCAGCCATCCACTATGCTAAGCTCTATCGCTTCATCAATGTGGAGCTGCGTCTGCCTCGTGAGCAGCGCATGCAACCTGGCGACTTCCTCAAGTATGTGAAGGACCAGTACGACCGTCTTGCAGAGTTGAGCCCGCTGATTCCCTCTAGCATCACACGCACCTTCTCACGCGAGATGGAAAAGTATAAGAACATCTCCAAGCCGGAGGAGACCAATGGACTCAATAAGATTGAGATTTTCATTGACACGGCTAACGAACTCAATGCAGTTGCGCCTCTGAGCCCTCCCCCTCGCTCGTCTCCTCCGTCTCCTCCTGTGATGAAGCTCGCGGTTGCGCCGAAGGCAGCGCCATCTTCATAATCGTGTAGTTGCGCTTCTTGTACAGTGAGTTCCGTGCACCAAATTGACGCCTGAACTGCGGGTCCACAATGTCCACGATGAGCGGATGAACGACCCGCTTTGACTTTTCCACTCGCAAGATTCGCCCAACAATCTGGTCAATGTCGGGACGGGGCGTTGCCATGACAAGCGTGTTTAAGGTAGGGACATCAAATCCCTCCTTACACATGGAGTAGGTCGCAATTAAGACCGTCTTGGTTGAACAGAACTCGGTTCGCTGAGAGGATGCCACCTTCTGCGACAGGATACAGGATGCCTCCCTCAGCCCATCAGGCAGACCGTTCAGGATGTCTTGGCAGTGCTGGACACGGTCGGACAATACCAATACCTGTCGCCCTTCATCTTGGATGTCTTCAATGATTCTGCAGAGCCACCGTGTCCTGTCCTCACAGTCAGCCAGTTTGTTGACCATGATGGGAGCTGACACCATGCCTTGACTGTTCATCACAATCTCATTGAACTCGGGGTCATGGTTCTCGTATTCGTAGACCTCCACCTTCACATCCTTGTCAACCGAGTCACCTGTCTCGGACTTGTACAGCAGCGGTCCGAGGAACCAGTGAATCGCAAACATCAGACGGTCTTTGCGCTCAGGTGTCGCAGATAGGCCTAGCATATATTTCGAGGTGATTTTCGGGAGCGCCTGCACAAACACCTCAGAAGCGATGTGATGGCACTCGTCCACGATGACGAGACCGATCGGCTTGAATACATCTATATTTAACTCCTTCATTGAAAGTGTCTGCAACATAACGATGACGACATCCTTGTCCTTGACATCGCACACATCGGCTTGGACACGACCAATCCTTGCGTTGGGCAAGAACGCCTTGACTCGGTCAACCCACTGGTCCCTCAAGAAGGTGTTGTGGACAACCACAAGTGTAGGGAGACGGAGACGAGAGGCGATGTACAGCGCACAGACTGTCTTGCCACCTCCCGTGTGGAGTGAGATAATCCCGTCATGAGGTTGTGGATGGAGGAAGGAGTTGACAACGGGAAGCTGAGCTGGACGCATGGTTCCCGTAAAGGTCCAGTAACACTCTGCAGTTTGCGGCACATCTCGGAGGCTCGGGACCTCTCCATATCGCTCAATCCCAAAGTGCTTGGGAAGATACAGATTGGACTTGTCTTCGTAGTAGACGGGGTATCGTGGAACGGCGGCTGGATTGACGAACGAGAAGGGCTTGACAGAAAGCGCCTTCTTGAGCGGCAGTTCGCGGGCATCTTTTGGGATTCGGTATCCATGAAGGGTCAACATGCTGTCTCTTGTGTAGTAGTGAAAGTATCCGTTTTAGTCCGCACGGGTGACATGCGACTCAATCGTCGTCGCAAGCAGTGAGCGGAGTGCGTCACGTGCCTCCCAACGAGGGTGCTCATCCATGCGGAAGATGAACGACGGGAACACAGCGGATGACACCTGCACGCTCTCAAACGGGTCATTATCGTTCTCAAGACCCTTGATGAGTGTCTCAACATAGTTCATCAGCTGGTCCTTCTGAAGGTAGATTGTGTAGGTGCTCACTTGGTCATGCGCCTTCAGGGACACCGAGTAGCGGTACGCACCACCACGGACGAGGGGCAGCTCGCGGTCAATCATGACCTTGTCGTCTGGGGTGTCGCGGTCCTTGTACACGAAGAAGAGAGTGGCGAGGCGCATTTTACTCTAGTCATCGCCGTCCGCGTAAACCTGTTCTGTCTCACGATTTCCGAGGGGAGGCACATTGTCCTCGCCATCAATGAATGTGTCCTCGCCATTCATATCATAGGCTTCAGCCGCTGGATCCGCAGGTCCAGGCATCTCCTCATACTCCTCTCCATATTCGGGAATCGGCTCCACATGGGTGGCAAGCTCGGCTGCGAAACTAGCTCGGTCCTGGTTCGTGATGATGAAGGGTCCAAGTCCACGGTCCAGCAGCATCTTGGCAACCTCACGGTCTGCATCTGTCATTGCGCGCATGCGGTCTGTGAACACGTGAGTCTCCTTGGCTCGCAGGGTGTTGGCCTCTGTACGTGCTGTGGTCACTGGCATGGTCAGTGTGTAGAGCGTCATGTCCTTCTGGCGCATCTCATCAAACATCCGCTTCTTCTCTGGGTTAGAGGCGATAGTAGACAGGAGCTCGCGCAGAAAACCCTTGGTGATGTCACGCAGGAGGTCGGGGGATAAGGTCGTATCAATCAGATTGACCTGTGTGGGAATCAGGAGAGCTGAAGACAGGTGCTCAATGATCAGCGAGTTCGTGCGCCACGAGTCAGTCGGCTCAATTCCCATCTTTGCGGGAATCGGTATCTTCAGACGGCGAGAGATGTCGGCCACAGGAATCTGGATGCGAGTTGGAGCACGATCGGCAGGGCGAACAATGTGGGTAGCCAGAGGTGCAGCGGTAATGTTGGAGCGGATGGGCACAACCTCCTGACGAATCCGCGGAAGCTGTGGACTAATCCAGGTGAGACGAAATGAAGGACATGGAGCAAAGTTCTTGATCCTCCCAAGCTCTGTAGGAGGCAAGATGGTTGGAATCATGGTGTATGGCTCGGGTGCAGGTGGGCGAAGTGCCGCTTCGGTCTTGGCCTTGTCGTACTGATTTGCAAACTGCTTGGTGAACTTGCCCAATGTGGCGTTAATCTGTGTCCGCAGGCTCTTGGACTCGTTGATGGAGGCGCGCATAATCTGGAGTGAAGGGCCCTGAAAGGAGCTAGGGTAGGACTCGAATGTCTTGCGCATCACCATCAGCAGAGAGTCCACGACCGTGAACCCCTCTGACTTGTCCGTATCACGAGGGTAGCCATCAATGACCAGAGGTTTGGGCCCAAAGGCACGACGGGGCACGAGTCCAGGCATGTGAATCTGGAGAAGGCACGCGACAGCGGCGATACCGACCATACCGCGAGCACGACGGCTGGCGTCGTTATCCACCTTGGCTCCCAATGCGGTGGAGATGGTGCGGGCGAACTGGAGCACAGGGACGAGCTGAGCAGGGTCAGGGAGGACTTGAAGAAGGGACAGGATCAAAAATACAGTCGAGTCTGATGGGTCCGTCATGACAAACAGTGGCTGCATATTGGCCAAGCTGCGTGAATACGAAGCGACCGAATCACCATTGAACTTGGCTGAAGGCAGGGCAGAGCCGTGCTTCTGGAGGCGTCCATCGTCGTTGAACTCGTCTTGGTCCACGAGAACATCATTGCTAATCTGCTCACCACACACACGGCATACACGGAACCCGTCCACGACAGCCGTCCACTTTGCGTAAAAGGCCAATCGGTCTTCAGCAAGATGTCCCTGAAGAATGGCCACAGAGTGGTCACACATCACGAAGAGCCCCTCCTTGTCTGTGTACTGTTCCTTGGAGTGGAGGGCATCGCGAAGGAGCACTTGGATGTCGCGGTTCTTATCATCGGGGAGACGGCGCTTGTCCTCCAGCACAGCGAGGATCTGCTGGCGCTTCTGTGAGGTGGGAAGGTTGGATGACTTGGACAGCGATGGCGCCTTTGAAGACGGGGGTGCACGCTTGTAGCGGGCTAGGATACGGCGGTATGGGTTGAGGATGTCATTGGCGGTAGAGTCCCTCCAAGGGATGCGGTTCCTGAATCCTAGTTGATACCTCTCTTGCATAATGACGTCTAGTGGGATACACTCGTAGGTATACTTGTCTTTCGTCTCGAACCGACGCAGGGTTCCATTGTTGCGGAACTGGTCAAACGGTAGGCCCATCAGGGTGCACGAATCAGGTGTGACTGGAGGGAACTTGATTTCACCCAACTCAGTCGTGAGCATCTTGGCCACACCAGCGCTAGCAGCTGTGGACAGAAGCATGCGGCCCACCAGGAGTCCACCATCTTCCTGACTCATGAACCACTTGCGCATGGCCACACCTGGGAAGTACGGGACACCATATTCCTCAACCAGAGACTTGGGAGGCGCCTCTCGTTCGTGTTCGGGGAAGGCAAGCGGGATAACTTCAAGCTTCTCTTGGAGAACAGGGACAGGTGGGAATCGCTGCTTCCACAGCGACCACTTGACATCGGTCAGGGCAATGTCGTAGAGCTTCAAGTACTTCTGGCCCTCACCATATGGGTCTTTTGTCACAGGAACGCCATGGGTAAGCACCGCATCTTCACCGGGGAGGATGTCGGAGAGCGAGGCCGTTGTCTCAATGAACCTGGGCTTATTGTCCTCAAAGAACGAGTGACCTGCCTGGGGATTAGGAATCGCATCTGCGCGCCCCTTCAGAAAGTATCCAACGAACCCAAGCTGGTCGCCTGACCCAGGGATAGGGCGGGGCAGGATAGAGTAGGACTCATCTTCGTTGCGTCTGGTTGCAGTGGCCACATAGTCAGGCAGGTACCTGCGAGGTTCTGCACCTTCCGAGTTGTAGGATGTAATGGGCTTGGAGAAGGGGAAAAGGTGTCCTGCGTCCGCATAGGGGCGAGGGAGGGAGGCAATCATACGAGGATAGGCGTTGGGCAGACGGAGGGCCTCCTTGCTGAACAGGCTGTTGAACGCGCGCCAATCGTACACCTTTGCCTCATCGGACGCGTAGACAGGCGAAACCCAATCCAGTGTCCGCTTCAGTCCAGATTCGTTGAATGTGTAGCTGTCTTCGGTCGCAGTGATGTACCTAGAATACATCTCGCGGTATCGCTCAGTCTCCTTCGCAAGCTGCTCAAGCTCAAACTTGGTGGCCCGTTTACCGCGGGGAATCAGCTTGTCGTAGGCATCTGTGACCTGTTCATTGAGAGTGTAAAATCGTCTTGACTCTTCACGCTGGACCTCTTCATTGAAGGTCTCTTCTCCTAGAATTTGGACGTCCTTTGCCTCAAAGGTGAGGAACTCGTCCGCCATTATACAGACTTGAGGATTGTTTCGCAAAGTGCCATCGCATCCGTGCGAAACCGCTCAAGCACAGTCTCAGGCTTGACTTTGGTGCGGAACAGCAGGATGAGCTTCGCAGTCAGAGGGTGGTCAATCCGGTAGGACACGAAGTCAACCAATCCTGCCTCGTGGATAAGCGCCTGAGCCAGAGCACCCAGCGTGTGGCCTTCAGTCGTGGACTCCATGACATAAGCACCCGTGTCGTCCTTGGCAATCGGCTCCTTCAAGAACTCGTCAATCTTGTTCTTGTACACCTCAACGGCAGCGATCAGCAGCTCCTTTGCCGTAGCAACACCGATGCTCTCAATCGCAAAGTCAAAGCGCGTCGGGCGGCCGCGCTCGTCCTGCTCAAATGAGCGCTGGATGAGGTGGTTATCAAAGATACGTGGGTCATGGTCTCCAAACTCGGGTGCCAGGTACTGCTCGCGGTGCTGCTTGGCCACCTCAGGGTCAATGTGGTTCTTGAAGGTCGCAACACACACCTGCGACGCACCCTTGGTCGCGACACCGAGCGAGCACTCCAACCTGATTCCCTCATTCGCCTTGAGCTGAAGGAAGTAGAGAGGTGTGCCGAGGTCACGGTCCTTCAGAATGATATTGCCACGGGGCGAGGACACCGCAAAGTCATCCGTCGTAATCAGGCGCGGCTCGGGACCAATCTCATAGTGAAGTACAATCTTCGTGTCGCGAATCACAGCTACCTCAGACGGCTTGACATTGATGGGCAGCATCTCCACACGGTGCTTCAGCATCTCGTGAATCATCTGAGAGGAGTTCTCGCGGATGTTCACATCCTTCACCACGACCGTTGGAATCTCTGCAAGAAGGATGCGTCGCAGTCCATTCACGAACGGAACAGGCACCTTGGACAGTTCAAAGTCAATACGGTATCCGTCGAGTGAGGTCTTAAGGTTCTCCATGCTTATTCTTTGCTGCGTGTTTCTCTTTCCGTTTTTTCTCGGACTTCCACGCAATGGCGAACAATCAGCCGATTCTCTTTTACAGCAATCGGTGCCCCCACAGCAAGCAGATTCTGGATACGCTCCAAACCCTGAACAAGCAGAGTCTCTGCCGTATGTTCCCAATTGATGGGAAGCAGAGGAGCGAGCTGCCGCCGTTCTTGACCAAGGTACCGACTCTCTATGTGCCCGACACGAAGGATGTCTACACTGGCCAGTCTATCTTTGGATACATTGCCAAGCCTGTGCAGTCTCGTCGTGAGCTACCGACCACGTCCTCTGCGCCGTCAGCCCCGGCCCCGCCTCCCGGTGCGCCTGCTGGCACGCTGGGTGCTCTTGAGTCATGGTCCTTTTCCACTGCAGGTGGGTTCTCTGATTCGTACTCAAGCTGGGATGGCAAGCCGACCTCAACGGACCAGCTTCACTACACGAGCATTGGTGGCACTCCTACGATGGGCCCCCCTGAGCCGACGACCAAGCAGAGCTACGATGGCGACAAGCAGGGGCGCAACGGGGACCTCGCCTCCCGTATGGAGAACCTTAAGAAAGAGCGGGAGCTGGAGTTCAAAGGACCTACACGCCAGTAGTGTAGCAATGTAATGTCAAAAGCACAAGTATTAAGTGCCTTTTTTGACCAGTTCCAGACATTCATGGAACAGCTGATTATCGTTTTCCCAACCGATGACGACTTCAAGATTTACCTGAAGAATCTGAAGATTGCTCGCATCGCGAATCCCAAGATGGTTGTCATGGAGCTGGAGCGCCACTGCCTTCCCTTTGAGAAGCTCATCCGGGCGCGCGATGCCAAGTTCTTCTTGGACTATCCGTTCACCGAGTATGAGCAGGACGAGACGATCATCCCCGTAATTCGCAAGATTAAGGGTATGTGGTTCCAGCTCTCCAGTACCAATCAGGACCACATTCTTGACTATGTGGTCTCCCTTCTCAATCTCGTCACGCGGTATATTGCTCTATCTGGGAGTCTGCTAAAGAAGTAATGAAGAAGATCTTTCTTGACGCAATGTTCAATCAATTTGATGAGTTTCTGGACCAGGTTTGCAAGGTGTTCCCTGACGAACCTGATTTCAAGGTATATCGTAACGGCCTCAAGTTTCTTCGCTCTACGAACCCGACGCTCCTTATGAAGGAGTTCCGTGTCCATGTGCTGCCGTTTGAGGAGGTCATTCGCAAGAAGGACGAGGGCTTCTTCCTGAACTACCCGTTCAACGAGTTTGAGGACGGGTCAGATGATTCTGTGGCTAAGGTGATTAATAAGATTAAAGGTCTCTGGGTCCCGATGACCGAATCAAACAAGGCCACGGTTCTTCAGTATATCAATACATTCCTTGACATTGAGAAGCGCTACACGGCCTTGGACTCCTGAAACCCATATAGGTCTTCCTGAGTCAGTGTGTGGAGCTCCCGCACACCTGCCTCATGGTCATCCATGTTCTTAAAAAGAATCTGATTCACCTCTGCAGGTGTCCACTTGCGGTCCAGAGTCGGTTCTGTCAGCTCAATCTCCTCCTCGTAAAACGCTTCGACCATTTCACGCAATACAGGCAGCGTGCAGCGGTCAAAGTGGACGATCATATCCACACGCCCAGGGCGAATCAACGCCTTGTCAATCCTCTCAGGGAAGTTCGTGCTGATGATGAGGATACGGCCATTTGCCTCTAGTGTCCCATCTAGCAGGTTCAGTAGGAAGGACAGGTCCAGCGACTCCTCCTTCTCCTCGCGCGCATCCAGGAACGGGTCACCCGTCTTTGCCTTCTCAATCACGGGCTTCTTCCACTCGCGGCGGAGGACCGTATCACCCATCGCATCAATGTCCTCAATCACATAGAGGCGCTCAGACACGGGGATTGTGTACTTCTCTGTGTTGGCCCCGTTATAGACATGAACTTCCTCGTTGAAGAAGAGGTGCTGGAGCTGCTGTTTGCTCTTAATCTCTGACAGCTGGATGTTGATGATGTGACGGCGCCCGTCGTTTGCGATGGCCTTGATGGTAGAGGTCTTGCCTGTTCCCGCAGGACCATGGAGCATGAACCCAAGCGTGTACGGAATCCCCTTCTTGTCGTACCATTCACGGTTCTCTAGGAAGAACTTGGTACGTGAGGCCACCTGCTTCTTCTGTGCGAAGAACACATTGTCAAAGGTGCGATTGGTCTTGAACTTGGACTTGGTGTAGATGAGGTGAGTGGACGGAAGCGGGTTCTGCATATTGCCCTTGGCTTTGGAGGCGACCAGCTGGTCAAAGAAGTATCGGTGGGCCCCAAGCTTGTTTGCCATACGCCTGTCATAGTCCACACTGCAGGAGTCCACGAAGGCCTGGAGGTGCTGAACATCATTGTCGTAGGAATAGAGCTTGAACTTGATAATCTCAAGCGACCCATCGGTGGTCTTGATGTCCTGGAGCTCAAAGTAGACATCCATGTCCAGACACACGGCCTCAAACTCATTGGGCAGGTAGTCGTGGTGCGTCACGGACAGCAAGCTCTTGATTGCGGGCAGCGTTGTAGCAAAGTGGACCACAGCATCCATCCGGTTGGCATAGAGCGTCGCATTCTGTGGGGCGGCTCGTGAATTGTTCGTAGCGGGCGCAACACCACGCTCAAAGGTGATGCTTGCCCTCGGGGTCCTTGGGTCTGGCTGTGGTGCACGAGAGCGCCGGCAGCACACACCTTGTGTCCAGGCTGACCAAACTGGGAATGTCTTAACCGCCAACTCAAACCCCTGAAGGGTCAATAGGTTGAGCAACGGCTTGCTACTGCTAGGAAGCTGAAGCATCATCTGCGTCTTCAGCAAGTCATTGAACTGCATACTTACTCCTTGTCGTTTTTATGAAAAGCACTTATCAAGCGTAACCGATGGAGAGTGCACTGGCTTGGACCGACGGAGCCGAAGTTCTTTGGAGGCTTTTTCTACCGTATCTTGAGACAGAGCCACAAACTTCTTCACGTCACGAACAGGACCTTGAACGTTCATGGACGGAACATATAGACGGAGAGGTGGTAACTGAACCGATACCATTTCATCTGACGTGGACAGATACTCACGATACTGTTCAATGTCCAGAGGACCTCCAAACAATCGTAATACATGACGAGGAGGAGCCGGTGTCAGTTCCTTTGTGGCATAGAGTCCGCGATACATATCTACGAGAAGAGAGTGACGAGCCCACCGTGCTGTATCCGACATTTGCCCATCATATAAGTACGCTAGACCGCACTCCGGGGAGCAGAAGTGACCTTCACATGTATACATGTTTTCATAGGCATCGTACGAGATCGGAAGAACACACCCCTTCCACGCAAACGGACTGCAGCACCAAAAGCAAGCAGTCGTAGACGAGTACGACGGGCTGCGCGTCCTGTTCAGGATCTCCTTCATCGTCTCTGTATTGAACCGCTCAGCCACCCTGGACGTCTCCACAGACGACAAGATGTCCGAGTAGTTTGTCCCGCCTTCTGCGGGAATGGGCACGTGCTCTTCTGAGGGAAGTCGTAAGGAGAATACGACTGGAGCCTCCTGTAATTGCTTCTTAGGTGGCATATACTGTTGAAAGTTTGTTTGGTGAAAGCTTGTTGAAAAACGGATAGCATCCATCCATGCCTCACTTGACTCACCCAAGATGACGGACCTAGCAGCAGCCTACAAGAAGCAGACCCACCGCGAGCACATCCTCAGCCTCCCCGACACCTACATTGGCAGTATTGAGACAGCACCCGAGGAAGTCTTCCTCCGAGATGATGACAGCTTTGCACTCCACACGATTCCAGTCAACCCAGGCTTCTACAAGCTAATTGATGAACTACTCGTCAACGCTCACGACCACGTGATTCGCCTGCGCCAGAAGAAGTCCGACAATCCCGTCAAGAAGATTGAGGTCGTGTGTGACGCCACACACTTTGCGATTGAGAACGACGGCGAGTCCATCGATGTGGCGGAGCACCCCGAGCACAAGGTCTGGATTCCTCAGATGATCTTCAGCGAGCTGCTGACCTCAACTAACTACAACAAGGACGAGAAGAAGCTAGTGGGTGGCAAGAACGGCTACGGTGTCAAGCTGGTGAACATCTTCGCCAAGCAGCTCACAGTAGACATCATGGACTCGGTGCGCGCCCTCCGCTACAAGCAGACCTACGAGAACAACATGACCAAGATTGGCAAGCCGTCCGTGAAGGCAGCCAAGGGCAAGTCCAGCGTGGGTATTGACTGGCAGCCCGACTTTGCGCGATTCGGCTGGACGGAGCTACCTGTCTCTATGATTCAGCTGATTGAGCGTCGTGTCTACGACCTTGCGATGACCCTAGGCAAGGATGTCAAGGTCAGCTGGAACGGGGCACTGGTGAAGGTTCGGACACTCACGGACTACGCCAAGGCCTTCGGATGCGAGACAGTCGTAGCCGAGTCACCCAATGAGCGCTGGCAGATTGCGCTGTCGGACTCGCCGACGGACAAGATGTTTCAGATGTCGTTTGTCAACGGCATCTGGACCTCCAAGGGCGGCACGCATGTGGACGCCGTAACTAGCCAGGTGGTCAACCACATCGTGGAGCACCTGGAGACGAAGAAGAAGATTAAGGTCAAGCCTGGCCTTGTGCGCGACAACCTGGCAGTGTTCGTTCTCAGCATGATTGAGAACCCGAGCTTTACCAGCCAGACCAAGGAGACGCTGACGACCAAGCAGTCAGCCTTCGGGTCCAGCCCCAAGCTGTCCGACGAGACACTGAAGAAGGTGGTGACCAAGCTGAACCTGGTATCCACCATCGTGGAGGCGCAGGCAGCGAAGGACTCCAAGGACAATTCCAAGACGGACGGCAAGAAGCAGTCTCGTATCACCGGCATTCCCAAGCTGGATGACGCGGTCTTTGCAGGTACAGCCAAGAGCTCCGCATGCACACTCATCCTGACCGAGGGTGACTCGGCAAAGGCGATGGCTCTGTCTGGCCTCAGCCAAGAGCAACGCAAGCTGTTCGGCGTCTACCCGCTCAAGGGTAAGGTGCTGAATGTGAAGGATACCTCAGACTCCAAGGTGGAGCAGACCAAGGAGATTGCAGAGCTGAAGAAAATCATCGGCCTCTCTAGCGGCAAGAAGTATACCGACGTGAAGGACCTGCGCTACGGGTCGGTCATGATTATGACCGACCAGGACTTGGATGGCAGCCACATTCGCGGCTTGCTCATCAACCTGTTCCACGAGCTCTGGCACGAGCTGATTGCGATTCCAGGCTTCCTGACCTACATGGCCACGCCCATCGTGAAGGCGAACAAGGGGAAGGAGAACAGGACCTTCTACTCGCAGTACGAGTACGAGCAGTGGCGCGAAGGCGAGGGCTCCAAGGGCTGGAAGGTCAAGTATTACAAGGGATTAGGTACGTCCACTCGTGACGAGGCCAAGGATTACTTTGCAAAGGTGAATGCAGTGCGATTCGAGTACACACCCGAATCCGACCCATCCATTGACCTCGCCTTCAACAAGGCACGAGCTGACGACCGCAAGGACTGGCTCAAGGGATACGACCGTACGACGCTAATCCCAGCTGGCACGCGGCTGCCGTACAGCGACTTTATCCACAAGGACCTCATCCACTTCAGCTACTACAACTTGGAGCGCTCTATCCCGAGCGTGATGGATGGCCTCAAGACATCACAACGCAAGATTCTCTTTGCGGCGTTCAAGAGGAACCTGACCCAGGAAATCAGGGTTGCACAGTTTGCAGGCTATGTGTCTGAGCACACTGGCTACCACCACGGCGAGGCCTCGCTCAACGAGACCATCGTGGGAATGGCTCAAGACTTCATGGGCTCTAACAACATCCCGTGGCTGGTCCCGCAGGGACAGTTCGGCACTCGCATCCAGGGTGGTAAGGACGCAGCCTCACCCCGTTATATCCACACCTACCTCCAGCCGCGTGTTCGCAAGCTGGTTCCGAGCGAGGACTTCCCTGTTCTCAAGTATCGTGACGACGACGGCCTGCCCGTCGAGCCCGAGTGGTATGCGCCAGTCCTGCCGATGCTACTGGTGAACGGCGCGCGTGGTATCGGCACTGGCTACAGCACCTACATTCCGCCATGCGACCCCAAGGTCATCAAGCACATGCTGACCCGGAAGATCGTGGCTGGCACTCCCCTGACGAGCACGAAGCTCGTGCCCTACTTTGAGGGATTCAAGGGTACCTACACCGAGGACGGTGTGGTCGGCGTATTCAAGAAGGAGGGCGATGACTATGTGGTGACCGAGCTGCCACCCGGAACCTGGACAGCCGACTATCGTGAGTGGCTGGAGAAGGAGCTGGCTGAGGGTCGCATCAAGGACTTTACGGACACCTCCACAGACCAGCAAATCAACATCCGCATCAAGGGGATTGAGGAGAAGGTCCTGCTCAAGTCGCTGACCGAGAAGGTCCGCACGACGAATATGCACGCCTTCAATCACAAGGGCGTCATCACCAAGTATGACACGCTGAACGACATCCTGCTCGAGTTCTGGTCTGTGCGCCTGAACCTCTACGAGACGCGCAGACAGCACCAAATCAAGGTGCTGGAGGACCAGATGCCGTATCACAAGAATGTGGTGCGCTTCATCCGTGACCAGACGCTAGACGAGCCCAAGGTCGTGTTCAAGAAGAAGACGCTGGATGAATGCGCCGCCATCTTGGCGACGCATGGGTATGACCGCGTAGACGGGAGCTACGACTACATCATGCGACTCCCTGTATCAGCGTTCACGGCAGAGAAGGTGGCCAAGCACGAGAAGGACATGGAGGACATGGCCGCGGAGATTGATGGGCTGAAGAACACGAACGCGGAGAAGATGTGGCTGGCTGATTTACAGGATGTGTAATAAAGGTGGACAATGAACTACCAAGACATTCTGAATCGGGTAGACAGAGCAAGTCGCTCCTTCTACACACCTCCTACATCCACCCCACAGCTTCCAGTTGTCCCGTACGGCCGCGAGCAGTTCAAGGACACGAGCGGATGGTCTACGGCTGCTGTAGCCTCTGTTCAGATTTCCCCCAAGACAATGCAGGTAAAACGATACATTGTGATTGACGCGTCACAGCGTGATTTTGTAAAGCAACCAAACCCCTACGCAGCACTCAAATTTTCATTTGGTGTTCGCCCAGTCACTGCATCTAACCCGATCGTCTACTCAAACAACTCATTTGTCCCTACATTTGCTACAGATGTGAACGGTAATGCCGTGACATTGCCTGGTCAGTACAATACTCAGGGCTGGTATTTCTCTAATCAGTTCTATCCGCCCTACAGTGCTTCATCCCCTGCAGGGCCGCAGATTGGGACGGACAAAGGCTATGTCATTCAGCCATCGGGGAGTGGGTTCGGTTGTGAGCTGACTCCCTCCAACGTCCAATCTCTTCGCCTCATCCGTGCGGTTCTCCCTCAGCGTCAGTTCCTGGACATTCCCATCATCCCGGGAAACACAGACTCATCGCTGATTCAGACGACTGTTGTTGGCAAGCCGTACTCCACCTTTTCCACATACCCATACCTGCTCATGTATGTCAACGAGTACTTTGGCAACTACTATGGTGGCAACGAGTCCATGCGTCGTGCCTTTTCCGTTATGACACAGAAGACCCGCACACAGACAAACTTCAACATTGACCTAGGTGTTCAGCACTATGACTATGAGCCGTGGGGCGAAGAGTCTGTCCACCTCCAAGCACAGATTGCTGGCATGCCGCCTCTGCAGATATCGGTGACTGATCCGATTGGTACTCCGTTTGCTCAGAATGATGCGCTCTCTGTGTCATTGATTCAAGGCGGACCCTCGAACCTGTTCATGAAGTGCTTCACGGGCGACTACCAGTACTTCAGCTCCAACGAACTCCGAGTAGGTGACCGAGTGACCTTTGACTCAACATCCCTCTCAAACATGCTGGTCGCCCCGCTGACAAGTGATGCAAAGAAGACATTTATCACTGCAATCATTGGAAAGACGTTCCCAGTGCTGGAGCTATTGGACTATGTACAGGATTCAAATGGCTTGTACAATCCCCGAACCGAGAGTCAGCAGCGCACAGCTCCATACAACACATCGTTCAACGGGTTTCTGATTCCTAATCTAACGACCTCGGACAGGAACGGTAACGTGACAGTAACATACCCAGACGCGATTGACTATGGCAACTCAAACATCCTGAACCCGAACCAGCTTCTCGGTTCTAACCTTCCCTTCCTGAACATCGCCCTCCAGCCCGTCTACACTCTGGAGTTGACCTGCGTGGTGCCCGACACGAGCGCGTTCCGTGCGGATATTGTCTCGTAGTTTCACAAATGCAGCATCACATTGATTATGCGATCAAGTCGCTGGCCGACTTCTACACTGGTACTGCAATCCAGAGTGCCCCGAAGCACACGGGGCGTCTCCCTCTCTCTGACTCAACGGACAAGATCGGTGTTCCGCCTGCGACCATGTACGCAGCGGAGCCTCACATGGTCCCTGCCCGTATCTCAGAGCAGATCAATTACCGCCACTACAATACGCCGCTGAACACATTGTTCTTCAGCCAGGACAACATCGCCAATCTCCAGGCCAAGATTCGCAACGCCGTTCTCATGATGAGCATGGGTGCCCACACGATTGACGACCAGAGCGAGCCTGACCTGAAGATTATCATGCGCAGCTACTACCTGCAGTATGCCGAGAACAACCCCGAACGGGTTGCGGCGGAGCTAGAGGACCTGAACAACCGCGTGATCCACTACTGCGCCAATCAAATCATGGTGGAAATTGAAGCGTACAAGGCATACCGCAAGGACATCCTGGACTTCCCTGAGCCGATTGCCAACCCGATTGGAACCAATGTCTACGGCTCGCGGACAGGCGAGCTCAAGAGTTTCTTCTAGAGCAGTAATGGTCGTACGGTTTCACGATACGGTGTATCTTCACGCAAAGTCGCGCTGGTTCGTCTGGGAATCTGCGTGGAGCATGTTCCGTCCGATTGATGGGCTAGCGTGGGATGGGACCAAGTACATCATGAATGACACAGCCTACTGCAAGGACCCGACCTCAAAGTACTATGGATTCGGAAGTGAGCCAATGTACACACTTTGCTACCATCTCACCCACGAGTACTCGGAGAAGGTGGAGACTGCGCCAACAGTCCCTACACTGACCATTGGTCCTAGCACCTGGTTCTTTGACAGAACGATGGCACTGACCCCCTGTGCCCCAACCGACAAGTCCTCTTGGCGCAGAGCCGTCAACGGAAAGCGCAAGACACTGCGAGTTCTTACGCGGAAGACATTTACGAAACGCAACTTGAGTAGTTAAAATGCGAGTCAACATCATTGGCGGAGCGCCAAACACGGGAATCGCACATGATATGCGAATCCTCCACGGTCTTATTGTCCACGCGTTGGGTAACGATGTTTCGGTCCAACATGTGCCACACTTTCATCCCTCCTGTGGAGAGGCAGAGCTCAACTTCTTCATTGAGGTTATCAACCCTGCTCTCTTCCCTTACGCAGCCAAGAACATCTGGATTCCCAACCCCGAGTGGACCTACAAGACGTGGGAGCCTTACCTCTACATGGTGGACGAGGTCTGGGTTAAGACACTAGATGCAGTCAAGATCTTCGGGGACCTGGGTATCGCTGCACGATATGTTGGATGGACTTCAGCTGACAAGGTGTTTCCTGAGACCAAAGACTACACCAAGGCGATTGTCCCGATCGGGAAGAACATGTGGCGCAACCCGAAGCCCCTGATTCAGGCCTACATGAAGATTAAGGCACTGAAGGAGCTGCCCGGCTTCTATGAGAAGCTGCCTCATGTTACGATGGTCTACCAAATTAAGCTACCCGATGTCCCCGAGAGTGTGAAGGACAAATTCACCTGCATTACCGAGCGGCTCTCGGACAAGGACTATGACGCACTCCTGCATGAATCTGGACTGGCCATCTGTCTCTCTGTAGCCGAGGGGTTTGGGCATGCTGTGAACGAGGCAATGTCTGCGGGGTGCAACCTACTCCTCTCCCCGATTGAGCCATTCCGTGAGCTCGCCCGAGATGCGTTGTGGGTGAGTACCACCAAGATCATCCCACACCCTCAGTGCCTGGGGAACCTTGAAGATGTGAGTGTAGAGTCGGTCGTAGAGTCTCTTGCGATGTATATTGCATCCACACCCGAGGCTAAAGTGCGATTGACGAATCAGAACCGCAAGCAATATGAGGACCGCCACGCTCTCTTCGTGGAGACGATGAAGGAGGCCCTTCTTCGATTCAAGGATATGCCTGAGTTTATCCTGAAAGACTGCCTTCCGAAAGAAGAGGACCTGCCGCCTATCTCCGTGATTACACTCACTCGCGACCGTCGTGCCTTCTTCCCGCTGGCAAAATACTGCATGGTTGCCCAGACATACCCAGAGGACAAGATTGAGTGGGTCATTGTGGACGATGGTAAGGACCAGATTAAGAACCTGGTGACAGACCTGCCCAACGTCACCTACATCCTGCTGGACGAGCCGCTGACCATCGGTGCCAAGCGGAACCTCGCCATCTCCAGGGCCAAGCACGATATCCTCGTGATGCTGGATGACGACGATGTCTACCCGAACAACTCTCTGATTTCGCGTGTGGCCCACATGCTGGCCGAGCCCAAGAAGGAGTGTCTCTTTTCGACCGTGATTCCGTGCTATGAAATCCATGAGACCAAGTCGTTCATGAATGTGCCCCCAATGACACTGCCCATGTCCCAACGTGTCTCTGAGGCAACGCTATGTTTTACTCGCAAGTTCTGGGAGGCTCGTGGGTTCCCTGACCAACAGATTGCAGAAGCTGACGCATTCATTCGCGGTCGCGAACAGATGTGTCGGGAGTTGTCTCCCCAAGATGTGATTGTGAGTTTGGTTCATAAGAAGAATACGAGTTCACGGAAGCCACCGGTCATGGAAGCCAATGGGTCGCATTATGGGTTTTCGGATGAGCTGTTTACGCTGATTTCAGAGATTGCTGGATCTCTTTAGAGGATGCCGAAGAGCTTGCGCGAGCGGCGACGACGGCCAGCCATCGGGGCCACCGGCGCGGGCGCGACCATCCCCTCATCAACACCACCGCGGCGGCTGCGGCGGCGACCACCCAGAGGGAGCGGCGACAGGGCGCCACCGAGCTTGATGTGCGCCTTCTTGGCGCGCTTCAGGAGCGTCGCCTTGCGGCCCGTGGTCTTCACGCCCGCGGCGCGCAGCTTGCGCTTGAGTGTCTTAACCTTCATTGTGCGACGACGACCGCCCATGGCAGGAGCACCAGTAGTCATTGATTCCGACATATTGCTATGTTCATTCTCAAGAAAAAACGCGAACTCACGCAGAGCAGGAAAGGCAAGGCTCAATCGTAAATTGCTGCGCCTTGGCGGCGGCTTTGGTTCGCAGGTAGTAGCACCCCGTCTTCAGTCCCTTCTTCCATGCATAGAAGTGCATAGATGACACCTTGGACACAGTAGGCTCGGCGAGGAAGAGGTTGAGCGACTGCGACTGGCAGATGAAGGGTCCACGGTCGGCTGCCATGTTAATCAAGGTCTTCATCGGAATCTCCCACACAGTCCTGTACAGGTCACGCAGCTCGCTCGGCAACTCCAGCATATTCTGGATGGAGCCGTTGTTTGCGATGATGGCTGTGCGAATCTCAGGCGTCCACAACCCACGCGACACCAAGTCCTCCACGAGATACTTGTTCACGACAATGAACTCTCCTGATAGGACCCTGCGCGAATAGAGGTTGGATGTAACCGGCTCAAAGCACTCATTATTGCCCAGAATCTGTGAGGTAGACGCAGTCGGCATCGGAGCTACCAGCAGGGAGTTGCGCATACCGCCCGAACACAACTTGCGCAGGTTGTCCCAGTCTAGGTAGGTTGTCTTCGGCTTTTCATTCCAGAGATCAACCTGCATTTTGCCTTGGCTCATCGGCGAACCATCAAAGCTAAGATAGGACGCATGACCGTTCAACAGAAGACCTCGCCACTCATCCTGTGTCGCACCCAACATACTCGTTGTCGCTGCGGCATAGTAGATGTTCTCAAAGATTTCGCGGTTGAGGTCAGCAGCAGCCTGTGATGTCCAAGGCAAGCGCATCATCGCAAATGTGTCGGCCAACCCTTGGATGCCGATTCCGATGGGGCGATGGCGGATGTTTGAGTAGCGACACTTTTTCGTTGGATAATAGGTCTTGTCAATAACGATGTCCAGGTTGCGAGCCAAGACACAGGTATACATCCTGAGCTTTTCAAAGTTGAATTTGCCATTTTCGACGAATCGTGGGAGAGCCAGTGACCCAAGGTTGCAGACCGCCGTCTCGTCCGGACTGGTGTACTCGATGATTTCGGTGCAGAGGTTGGAGGATTTGATTGTTCCAAGGTTCTTCTGGTTGGACTTGGCATTACACGCATCCTTATACAACAAATAAGGCGTACCAGTCTGGATCTGTGCATCTACTATCATGCTCCAAAGTTTCTTGGCAGGAATCTGTCGCATGAACTTGCCCTCGGTCTCGTACTTGGAGTACATAATACTGAAGTCAACACCCCATGTATCAGACAGTCCAGGACACTGGTCGGGAGACATCAGTGACCACATTTCGTCCTTCTCCACGCGCTCCATGAAGAGGTCAGGAATCCAGAGACCATAGAACAGATCGCGGGCACGCTCGTCCTCGTTGCCAGTGTTCAGCTTGAGACGCAGGAACTCCTCGATATCCGCGTGCCACGGCTCAAGGTAAATGGCAAACGACCCATTGCGCTTCCCACCCTGGTTCACATACTTGGCTGTATCGTTGAACACCTTGAGCATCGGAGTCAGGCCAGTGGACTTGCCATTGGTCCCCTTGATCACCGCATCGCGAGCACGGACATTGTGGACTGAAAGACCTACACCGCCAGCCCACTTGGAGATCTGTGCACACTCGGCCAGAGTGTTGTAGATACCCTTGATGGAGTCATCTTCCATGTGGACCAAGAAGCAAGAGCTCAGCTGCGGGTGATTCGTGCCCGCATTGAACAGCGTGGGTGTCGCATGAATGAAGTAGCCCTGTGAGAGCGCGTCGTAGGTCTCCTGGACCTTCGCGAAGCTGGACCCATGAAGCTGGATGGCTACACGCATCCACATGTGCTGGGGGCGCTCCCAGACACGACCATCGCGACGCTTGAGCAGGTATCCCTTCTCAAGCGTCTTGAAGCCAAAGTAGTCAAACATGAAGTCCCGCGAGTAGTCAATCATCTTCTCAAGGTTGAGGTCTTGCGCATTCTTGTAGTAGTCCTCGGACACAATACCCTCATCAAAAAGAGGCTGGGCTGCGTCAATCAGGCGCGCGGGTGTGTTCTTCTGATGATTATCGATCACCAGGCGTGCAGCGAGCTTACCGTAATTCGGGTGGTAACGAGCCTGCATCATCGCGCATGTCTCGGCCGCAAACTCATCCAGCTCCGATGTCTTAATCCCGTCCTGAATCTGAGTACAGACCTTCTGTGCGACCAAATCAGGGTTTACATGCTCAAGACCATCGGCCAACTTCTGAATCCGAGTCAGAACCTCGTTGAACGACACCGGAACACGCTGGCCGTTACGCTTTGTGACGTAGATATGGTCAGACATTAACTTCTCCTCGCCCATTGCCTTTAAGCGAGACTTTACTCGGTCTTCAGTTGCACCTTGATGTGGAGTGACTCGAGCTCACGCGTGTAGAGACCTGCGCAATAAGGCATCGTGAGGTTGGTGCGCGAGGTATCCAGCTGCTCTGTCTCCTTGTCGTACTGGAACGCCGCAGCATCGGAGCGGTCCATCAAGCTCTCGTGGAGGAACTTGGCCATGCCGTGGGAAATCAGGGCGTCACGCTCCATCTCACCGATACGCAAGCCACCCTCATCTGCGCGACCTTCCAGCGGCTGGTGGGTGAGCAGCTTACGAGGACCCGTAGACCGAGCGTTAATCTTGTCCTCCACCATGTACTTCATGCGCTGGTAGTAGGTCGGGCCCATGAAGATGTCCGCATCCATCATCTCACCTGTCATTCCATTGTACAGGGTCTCTGAGCCATATGGCTCAAATCCCTGCTCCAACATGATCTTCTTGAGGGTCTCACTTCGGCCGCTGGTAGTAAACGGCGTCGCATCCACAAAGGCACCCAGCTTCAGAGCCAGACGACTCCACGAGCTCTCCATCCAGTGACCAATGGTCATGCGGGTAGGCAGCGCATGCGGGTTGAAGATGACATCGGGGCGCACACCGCGAGCCGTGAAGGGCATGTCCTCTTCAGGGAGCACAAGACCGCAGGTGCCCTTCTGCGAGTGACGGCTTCCCATCTTGTCGCCAATGACTGGGAATCGCTCCTCCACAATGCGAATCTTCACACCCTTGAGCCCACGCTTCGGTGCCTTGTCGTCCAGACGGACCCGCGAGTTGTCGTCGTAGATTGAGTAACGATACACTGAGTCCACACGACCATGCTGACCACGCTTGGGGGTTAGTGACACATCGCGGTAGCTCTTGACCTTGCCTTCCGAATCCACGGACGGTGCGACCATGCCTACAAGGATAGTGTCCTCCGTAACCAGAGAGCCAACCTTGATGATGCCTTCGGAATCCAGCAGGTCGTAGGACTTGCCCTCCTTGCGCTTGACGCTATCCTTGTACAGGGGATTGTTGGCCACATTGGCAAACTCGGTGTGCGTATCCGAATCCAGCATGTCCTCCTCAAAGTCGTAGCTGTGGAAGTACAGAGTCTGGAACATGCCACGGTCCATCGCAGTCTGGTTAATCATCACCGAGTCCTCCTGATTGTAGCCACCGTAGGTTGTGATGGCCACCAAGCAGTTCTCACCGTGAGGCATGCACCCACCTGCGCCCATGATTTCGCGGTACACCCATGTCTGCGTCAAGGGAATCTGAGGCATGGCTGCCATAGCCGCAATCGTATCGTAGCGCTTGAGATAGTTTGTGTGAAACCACGCACAGGTTGTCTTGAGCTGGGCAATCGCAAAGGCATTGCGTGTACCTGGGTTATGGTCAGAGAATGGGATAAGTCCAGTCATCGCAGAGAGGTTGAAGAGCATATGAAGTTCAGACGGCCAAGTAGGGTGGAAGGGAGTGAGGGAGATACGGGTTACCTCAGTCTCAAGAGAGTCAATGTAATCGAGATGGCTGGCAATCTCCTCCCATGACTTGGTGGAGCGGATCATGTCCTCTGTCGTACCCTCACGATAGACAGGGCGAATCGGGCGCCCACCATCGCAGGTTATGGTGTAGACATTGAACACGCGGTCCCAACCCAGAGACATGCCCACACTCTGCGCACGGCGAATCGCAACGAGATGCTTGTGGAGCTCTTCAGTCCTCATGCAGGCACCAATCAGGTCCGAGTTCACAAACACAGGTGTCCAGGTCGGGTCCCAGACAGACGGGTGGATGTCTGCGATGGGCATGACGAACCCCTTGAGGAACCCCTTGACCATCTCAATGGAGATTGGAGTAGAGATGCGGGCAAAGAGAGCAAGAGACTTGATGTACCCAATGTTACGACCGTCAGGCGAGTCCACTGGGCACATAAACCCCATTTGGCTGCCGTGGTACCTGCGCGGCTCAGGCTTGTTGGAGGTGCGGTCCATGCCCAGATTCGTGCGGCGCAAGTGGGAGATAACACCTGCATACGACGTCCTGGACAGCTCTTGCGCGATACCGTCCTTTCCACCCCACGAGCCCTTGAACGACTTGAGGAACTCATTGAGCAGGCGGTAGTTGCGCCAGTAGAAGGTGATGTTCTCAGGCTGGAACACGGTGACGAGCTTGTCACCCGCATAGTTTGCACGCTCAAACTGGTTGACACGCTTGTCCAGCTCAAGCAGCATACCCTTGGACATGTCACGGAAGATGCGGCGAAACTCCTTGAAACAGAGGTCCCCAGAGGTCTCCATGCGCTTGAACTTGAAGTGGTCACGGTCAGACGGCTTGCTCAGGTCAAGGGCCACATCCATCGCCATCTTCAGAAGACGACCAAGCTGATAGGCCTTGCGACGGTAGAGGGCACCCGTGTCCGTCTCACCCTCCACATGCGGGAACAGCAGGTCGTGGAGATTGCGCACGAGTTCGGGTCGACTGTGGGTGCGTGTGTAGCGAACCAGCACATCAAGGTCAGATTCCTTCAGCTGCTTCTCATGGCTCAGGATGAGCTGGTAGAACAGCTGGTCGTAGGCAAGACGGTCGTGCTCGTTCACCCCTACAAGCGTGATGTCATAGATATCCTTGTCCGTGGTCAGACCCAGAGCACGGAAAATGCTGACGACAGGTACAGGCTTTTCAAATCCAGGAAGGGTGATCATCGCAAGGCGAGTGAGTGCTTGGTCCACAGTCTCGGGGGGAATGACCAAGAAGTGGGAGAAGGGTCCACGGCTCGCATCCTCTGATACAGACCGCACACCTGCAGTGTACTCAATCTTGTCAACGAACGAAGGCTTCTCTGCCGTCTGAAGTTCTGCTTCCTCCTCGGCCGCGCGCGAGAGGGAGGAGAGGGCTGCAAGTTGAGTCCGCTTTCCTGAGTAGAACATGTTGTTACCCAGACCCTCCTGTGTCAGCAGGACCTTCTCAGACCCATCAATCACAAAGTAGCCACCCAACTCAAACCTGCACTCACCCACCGTATAGCCATCAATCCCTGTGAGGTAGCACAGCTTGCTACGAAGCATCAGCGGGATCTTGCCAACAAGGACATCTGTAAAGGTACGGGTAACATCGGGAATCGTATGGAAGACATACTCAACCTCAAGGTCTGCATAGAGGCTGACAGTGTAGGTCGTGTTATCTAAGCGGCAACCGTGAGGCAAGACCGCGTTGCCCACCTCGTCTACAGGGGCGGCCCACCGAAGCTTCGTCGCATCCCTGCCACCGATGTAGACACGGATGTAGCGCTTATCGGGCAGCTCTAGCTGGTGAGGATTGGAGGCCTTGATGAACGCAGGGATCCGCGTCTCCAGCATCACGTTGTATGAGTCCACATGGTGCTGGATCAGTGGAAAGGGTGTGTCTCGGAACAAGGTCCGCAGAACATGTTGCGGGACATCCATTAGTCTTTCGCAAGCATTTTCTCACCCCGCGTGAACACAAGGAATGTGGAGTGAGACACGGCGCCCACTCCTTCTTGATGGCGTCATTGGACATGCGGACATCAAGACCCGCCTTCAGTCCTATTTGAGGACGAAGCCTCACTCATCGGTTATCCTCTTGCATGGCCCTCCTGGTATTGGGAAGACCACGATGGCTCTTGCGTCCATTCGTTCCTGTGGGATGGAGCCTCTCGAGATTAATGCCACACAGGCTATGAGGTCACATGAAGATGTGGCCCGCCTGACCGCGTCGTACCGTCACAGTCGCAGTATTGCTTCACTCCTTCGCGGGGACACCAAAACATCGTGTCTAGTCTTAGACGAAATCGATGGCTCGGACTCGCATGCCCAGCGTAAGATTGTAGAGTGGATGATTTCAGAGGAGCGCACATTGCCTATCCTTTTGACCTGCAATGAAGTGCCCCGCATCTTCAAGTCATCCCCTCGTATCGAGGTATTGCGGTGCTACCCGCCCAAGACATCCGAGTTAGAAGAGCTGTTCCCCGCCCATGACATCAAGGAGCTAGCCAAAAGATGTCATCACGACGTGCGGCGAATGATGCAGTTTCTCCAGTATGGCGCATCGGCACAGCTGCCTTCCCCTGCACCACTGTTCAAGCACAGTCCAGAAGTCAACGAGGTCCTCAAACAGAAAACGTGGTTCGCCACAGACCCCATAGTTCTGGCGACAAGGACCACTTCGCCCTGAACACCTGCTTGCCATTCGCATCATTCACGATTGCAGCTCTGAAGGTCCTCGGGTCTTCCAACAGCATAGACTTGTTCACGGTATTGGAGGAATGACCCATCACGACAATCGTCTGTTCTGCAGGGACCTGAACCATCGTGGCCCTCCAACCATTCGTGAACTCCAGCTCCTCTGCGTATCCCTTGGTCTCGTCAAACCGATGAGTCTCGGCATACGCGCGGCGAATCGTGTAGGTGGCGGCAGTTCCGTGGTCATCGGCAAAGGGGCCTGTGGTCATCAGTACATTTTCCTTCGTGAGCAGAAGGAACATCTTGGAGGAGCATGCGATGTCTGCCTTTGAATCGGTAAGCCCCTTAACTCCTGCAGAGATGCGCTCAGGTGGGTAGTAGTCGTCATCATCCCAGAACACGATGTACTCACATGACGTCTTCAATGCAAGGTCGAGACAGTAGTTGCGCAGCCAGCCAACGGTCTTTTTCCCTTCTACATGATGGAGTTCAAACTGTGGACTCGGGACCCATCCCTCCTTGTCCGAGTTGTCCACTACAATCCACTTGGTTGGTTGAGTCACCTGCCCTTTCATGCAGAGCTCTGAGAACGCCTGACTCCATCGGCGGTTTGCTGTAGGCGTACACACGCATACACTCATGCTATAGCAGGGAGTGGTTCGCGTATATCATTTCGGCACACGGGACAGCGCACTGATGTCCTGAACCAGGTGTTGATGCAGCTGTGGTGGAAGACATGGTTGCATGCCCGAAGACGTGTGGCCACTGCCATGCTTTCCTGGCAAATTGCACAGTTGGAGTCCTCCTCTGTCGCAATGTTCATCTCTGTTGCAGCCGTGATCTGGTCAGCCGTAGCCACAACTGGGACGGGCTCCTCAAAAGCACGCAGGATCTCCGACGCAGGAAGATTGATTGTGAATCGGCGCGCGGGCTCTTGAACCTCAGGAGGTCGGGCAAGGATGTTGAGGAGGTCTAGGATTGCAAGAGTCTCCCTATAATTGTTGGCCAGAGCACGATTGCGCACTGGCTCCTCTAAGACCATGATACTGGAGAAGCGACGCGTATTTGACTCAATCAGATCCCTGAGGACCGCGAGGATCATCTGGGCAGACATTACCCTTTAGGTGTAGCAGTCCCGAAAGCCATTCGCACAGTAGAAAAGGTAGCTAGCCATGTAGGGGTGTGGGTCAATGAGTTCAAAGTATACATCTTCCCTCGGTATCCAATGACTGCGCTTCAGCTTTGCCAGCTGAGCTGTGCGGAATGCCAAAAGAACAACTCGTTCTCTCTGCGTCATTGGGGGCAGTTTTGCGTACCATCGCTGTGCTCGTTGTATTTGAATGATCCTAATCGGTTTCGAGTCCACGTCTAGCACCGGGCGCATTACTTCTTTAGGAAGAATGCGTCTAAAGGGCCGTGCTGGTTAGCTCTCACTACCTTCTTGATGTCGGGTGACTCCAGGAAGAGCAGCGACTCTAATTGCTTCTCCTTCTTGTCCAGCACCGCTAGTGTGGCCTCCTCCTCGTTGTTCAGTTTATCCATGAACTTCTCGTATAGGTCAGCATAGCTTGGAGACCGTGGAGGCGTGTATCCGTCTAGCTGGTCAATGCACAGCGCAAACAGCTGAGCCACAGGATTTTGAATCTGGTTTGTGATGTAGAAGGTCGTATCCACCTTCAGCTTCTTTGCCTTCACATAGTCCACATGCTCAATGCGGTCGCCTTGCTTGGCTCCCTTCTTAGAGCCCTCCACATATACATACTGGATACGGTCACCTACCTTGGGCGCAGTGCCTGGATCCCGCTCTGCCATGCGGTCAGCTAGAACACGATGTGCAATCTGATCGGGGTTCTTGTAGTCATCCCGCAGGGACTTGGAGACGATGAACTTTTCCAGAGGCACCTTGTGGTCAATCACCTCCTTCAGCTTCTCCTTGACGAAGGCTGCACCCTTCTTGACATTTCGCTCCTGCAACAGGATGTCCAGCGCACCACCGAACACATCCTTCACGATGGGTGCATTGTCACGCCGCTTGAGGACGATGCCCATGGACATGCGCTTGGCCTTGGCAGGGTTGGGGTCTTCCTCATACTTCAAACCGACGTACCGCTTTCTACAGAAGAGTATGAACGGGTAGAACGTCTTTTCATAGGCAATCTTGTAAGGATTTCGGGCCATTTGGGTAGTGATAGACTTACCCGCGGCCAGCCCGAGCCGAATGGATTCCGCCACGTCCTTTGTGGGGAACTTGACGAAGATAGAATCGGTGTCGCCATAGACGACTTCTCCTCCGAACTCAGGAGATTCCACGATTGCTTTTGCGCGGTAGAGGGCGTTTCGTCCCGCTGCCGTGGTACACGCGGCGACACAGAGTTTTCGGATTGGAGAGGTTCTACTTCCCGCCTGGCCATAAACCGAGTTGGCAACCACTTTGTAAGCCAGCTGGAGACCGTTGTATACGGACCGCTGGGCATCGTCATACTTTGGATCCTCCATCATTTGTTTATATTCCTTTCGCTTGGCCAGCAGAATCTCCAGCGTCTTTGGGATGACACCCACCGTCATCGGGTTGTCCTTCTTCGGCTGGACGAAGGTACAGATGACCTTGCCATACACTGCATCCTTGTCGTCCTTGAGGTCATACTCCATCTCATCTAGTGTGTAGTTCTCCTCGTACTCGCGGACCTTCTCCATAGGAGGACCGTAGTGGGCTGTCTTGCGTCCCTCCCTGTCAAAGTGACGCTCGCAGACCAGTGTGTCAGGCGACAGGTTGTACGCAATCATGTTGGACGGGTAGAGGGAGTTGAAGTCGAGAACCGAGATGGGCTGGTCTAGGTACATGCCAATCTTCGGACTAATCACGATTGCGCCCTCATAGGTCTGGTCACCCTGGACATTCTCCAATGTGCGGATGATTTGGTCGCGCTGGGCAGCATAATACACGACGGCTGAGAAGATTTTGATTCCCTGACCACGAGTCAGGACAAATTGCATAGGAACCTTGCATACATCGGCCATACCGCGAGTATTGACCAATGTGTCGAGCTTGGCCATCAGCGTCAGAACCAGGTCGCAATCCTGAATACAGTAGCGGGCAATCCTCGTGCGCCCTGCTGAGCCTCCCTCACGATGGAGACGGAATAGTTCGTGTGGCTCCACGTCGTCCTTGGTGAAGGTCCACTCCAGAGACTTGCGTTCCTTCTCGGTCAGCTCTGTGAAGAGGTCCACAGGCGCGTCTACCGTAAAGGTGTTTCCCTTGATGGCGACGACCTTAAACTTCTCGCCCTCGCGGTATGGATCTGTAGTATTTCCCACGAGATCAAAGCGGGCAAAGTTACCCACACACAGGCCACGAGTACTTTTCGTCGTGACCACATTGTTTTGATAGGACAGGACTTTGTCGCGCAGGAAGGTGGACGCGACATTGTCCAGCTTGAAGGAGTCAAGGCTGTGCTCGCGGCGCATGTTCAGCAAGAGGTCTAGCGACAGACGGCCACGGAGGCACATGATACGCAGGTCATACTTGCCAGAGGCCAGCTCGAACTTCTTTGTCTCTGCGAACTTGATAGCCCAGTTGTCGCCCTTCTTAGTCTTAGCCGCAGGCGCACGGCTGAGGTTGATGGACTCGGTCAGACCCAGCTGCTTACACCGCTCCTCCACGTAGCCGTCATCAAAGCCAAAGGTGTTGTACCCGCAAATGATGTCAGGGTTCTCATCTAGGATACAGTTGAGGAAGGCGTAGAGCACATCGGCCTCCGACTTGCAGCCGAAGAAGGTAGTGTTCGGGTCATCTGACTTATCCACTGAGCCAAGCACGAACACGTAGCGGCTGGTTGGCGTCATCAGGTCGTTGGACATCCTGAACGATACGCCAATCTGGATGATGGGGTCCTTAGTCGCAACAGGGAACTGCTGCCCTACAAGCGGGCAGACCTCCAAGTCATAGGAGGCGACCTTGAGCGGGATAGCCGCGTCCGATGGGAAGATAGCCGTGTATGGGCAAGTGTACATCTCATCTACTGCGGTGTCGTCGGGGACTTCAATCGGAGAAGCTTCAAACTTAAGAGGAGAACCGGGTCCGAGATGACGCTCGTGGATGAGACGGAGGAATGGGGGGAGGTCAGATTCGTAGAGTGCGATATCACGTGCAGCCATCTCCCGTTTGCGCTCATGAAACTCGTTGAGTGACGAACAAGAGACTTTCCAGACAGAAGACTTTGAAAGGTTGTTAAAGCCGGCAAATACATCGTACTTCTTAACAGGGTAGGCTTTGCCTGGGTCGGAACCTCCACAGTAGAAGTAGGGGGAGAATCCAGTGATACGCACGCAGGCGACTTGCCCGGTATCCGTACGACCGTAGACATCAACGACATAGGACTGCTCTCGTTTCTTGGTGATATCGTGTTCATGCCAATCGCAAGGTTGGAGAACGACCATTGCTTCTTTCTGGTTTTAGTTGTGAAGGTCCGTTTTCCATGAAACTTTCTGGATTTGATGATAAGGATGACTGATTTCTTCTATGCGATGACTCGCGGAAGGACTGACCCCTCGCGGGCAACCCAAGATGATGTAGCCAACCAATCCTACCAGACCCGCCAAGTGGGCTCCATTGAGAACGCCTGCTCAGATACGCTGAGCCCTGCAGCTGCGATGGCGGACCAGCCTGGCATGATTGCACGTGGCGGGTTTGGACAGCCTGGTGGCGGCTGTGCAGTAGATACGAACACTGACCTTCGTTGGGGCTCGCCCGATGCGTGGCGCCAGAAGGGCCCGAAGCAGCTGTGGGTTCGCCCGTTCAGCACAACACCGAACCTTGGTGGTGGCGCGCCCGAAGCGGTTGATGCCGAGTCTGGACTTATCCAGTCCATGCTCCAGCGTTCGCGCAAGGAGATGTCCACCATCATGGACAAGACCATCCCGAACTACTACCAGCCTCTGATCCCGACGAAGCAGGCCGAGTACTCAAATCCTAACAACTGGATCTATGATTGGACCCGTGGAGGCGAGCCCACACGGTTAATTCAGATGAAACGAGATGCGTAAGTATAATAATGAAGGTTGTGTTCTTTGCGAATCGGATGCCCGATTTATGCGGCGCGTTTCTTCACGATATTGACCTCGCAACTGAACTCCAGAAACGCGGACATGGTGTCATGTTCGCGACTCTTGAGAGACCCAAGGAAGGATATAGCGGTGGGGTCTACCGTGGGTTTAGGTTCATGCACTTCAGCGCGGCAACAACCTACCTCGATGCGAGTGAGATTTGGATCTGTCCTCACGCACCCGTTCTTCCGTTTGTTCGAAAGATTAACTCGCGAGGCATGTTTCGTCCAATCGTCTCAACGTGTCACTTTGACAACGCATATAACGCAATCTCGTTAAATGCATCCAACAACTGGAATGAGATGCTCTTCTACATCAACAAGCGTATGGAATCTGGGTTCAGAAAGAATGTCACTCCTTGGCCTTCTAGCATTGTAAAGACAGATGTTACCCGCCCCATCATGCGTGAAGAGAATGTACGAATGGATGAGCCGCCAACGGGTGATTGTATCACACTGGTCAATGCGAACCTGAACAAGGGTGTTGTTCAATTTATTGAGCTGGCCAAGCGAATGCCAAACCGCAAGTTCCTCGCAGTTATGCCATATTATGGCGAGCTTCATCCGCCTCAGTTCCCAGCCAACGTCGAAACAATACCATTTCAGGATGACGTTCGCGTCGTTCTGAAAAAGACTCGTATTCTCCTGCTCCCAAGCTTCTATGAGAGCTTTGCACGTATTGCTGTTGAGTGCATGTACAATGGTATCCCTGTCCTGTACTCGAAGCCTGAGCCCACTACGAAGATTGGTGGTATGACCGAGGGAGTAGAGGAGTGGATTGCTCCGACAGGGATTCAATGCCGTCGTGATATTCCGGAAGACTGGATTGATGTTATTACAAGTTTTGACGACCCCGCGACATACGAGGCTCGTAGCGCGCAGTCGATTGAGCATATCAAGAATATGGACCTGTTTACGGAATCCACTCGAATTGCTCAGAAGATTGAGGCCTTTTCTCGAGAGAATCCTGTGAAGGTGCAGTCGTCGATGGAGATTCGCCAACAGGCAGTTCCTCAATCTGTATCTCAGCAGGCTCCGGTTCTGCGACCCCCTCCAGCAGGGAGTTCGTTCGGGCTTTCGACTGGGCGGCTGAGGATACGGCGCTAAGCGAATCCATTAGCTTCCGACCCATCGCACAGCGCTCTGCCTGCTCTGGGTCGTTGACGGCGAACGTCACAGTCTTTGACTTTACGTACTTGTCCCCAGATACACCGGGTATGACAAGCAGGGAATCAACTGCCTCAAGAACACTACTGTGGAGACGTAGGGCTTCCTCTGCCTTCTCGTATGTGCAGTTCGCTAGCTCGGCTACATAGTGGACGGCATCCATCTTTTCTTGGATGAAGTGTAATACCTGAAGATGCGTTTCATCGAGCAGCTCTGCCCTCCTGCGCTTCTCTACTTGATTTTCCTTGTTGTCCAGCTTGGACTTGACCTCTCGTTAGGTCTCTGGATCACGTTCGCCATCAAGCTCTTTGTTGGCATGGCAGTTGTCGTACTGCTGGACACCTTCTGTGGAATCGGACTTTCACCTGTCTCATGGTTCCTGGTTGCGGCCCCCTTTGTCATGACAGCTCTTGCAACTGCGATTTCCATGAGCACTGGGTTTGATGAGATCATTCTTGTTCAGGCGTCGAAGGAGAAGTTCACAGGCGCTGACAACGATGGACATGACATCTACGACCCGCCCGAGTCATCTGCGTCGGTCCCGCTGGTGGCAAAAACGAATCCGCACCGCTCCTCCTAAACAGAGGCATCCAAAATGCTCTTCTGCCTTCTCCGTCTCTACACCATGCTCCACGAGTACTTCACCGCTGCATCCAACCTGTTCAAGGTAGAGTCCACCTACCTACTCACTGAAGACGGAATTGAGGACTACGATGAGGAGTTTACCCGTGTGCCCGAGGGCTGCATCTATGTTCAGGAGTGGCACCGCGACGGTGAGACGCGCCGCCGCCTTCTCTACGAGGGCGAGGAGGTCACGCCGTACATGAAGAACCCGTTCCGTCCCATCAAGCAGCCATGGGTCTGGATTGGTGACACGACTACAGGCGTTGACCTGACGGACGCTGTTGGTCGCTACATGATGGCAGACAATGTCATTAGACTGGACCTCATCCTGCGTATGCTGAATGTCAATCGCGATACAAAGATTTCCTACCTGGACGCTCGGACGCTTGAAGCAGTTCCCTTTCCAAGCAAAGGAGTAAGGATTCAGGATGACGAGTAAGCCATTCCTAGCCGCAGAACGATATATTCAACTTAAAAAGAGATGTGTACCATCCTCTTGGATGGACTGGACACGACGAATCAATGACATGTTCCTCATGCCGTTGATTGCCTTGGTTTCCATTATACTGGACAAAAATGACTACTTCTTTTTGCTGTCTACCTTCATGACCGCGTTGCGGCCGTGGAGGGAGCAGATTGAGTTTGAAGAGTTGAGGTTTGAAATGCAGAAGATGAGGATTCAGATGGCAGCTACAGGTGGACCACAGATTGTGACCAATGACCCGACCTATATGCCATATGTGTGGGCGGACGCGGTTACACGCTCTTCACGTCCGCGCCTCCAGGGTGGACGCCGGTAACCTGGTCGGCCATACCCGCTGAACCGGTGCCCGCATACGAGCCAGTCGCAGTACCGACGACCGGGCCACCGCCCATGAGCCGCGCCTTGCGCGCACGCTTGGTCAGCGTGCGCTTGGACCCAGACGTCTTGAGACCCGCCTTCTTCAGGACACGCTTGATCGCCTTGGCAGTGACCTTGCGCGACCTGCGACGACCACCAACGGGTGCATAGTTGCCAGTGCTGTTAGGCTGAACATCGCCCGCAGACGCACGGTTCACCCCCTGTGCAATGTTCGCGGTTCCCCAGTCCGCACCGGCAGTTCCGATTGTTCCCGCAAACGAGGGCTGTAACGCACCTCCACGAGTTCGCTTACGACCTCCCCAGCAACCACCACGACGACGAGACTTGGCCATTTACTCTTGGGCAGGAAGAAGTTTGTGTTCCGAGAAGGACCCAAGACTCCCTGGCAGACTGTCATACATTTCGTATCCGCGGACGAGAGTTCCAACTGGGACATCCTCCATGTGAACAAACGCAGTCAAGTCAGGTTCATGGAAGTAGTCAAGAATACTTGCAATAATCGCCTGACGGTCTGCGAAGGTCTTGCCGTGGTGAATGTTTTCAGCGTTGAAGACCCAGATGTCTGCGAGGAGAAAGACCCTGGTACTGAGTCTGACCGCACGGAAGATCGTATCCCCACACACTCGCTCATCCATCGCTACATCAAGCGACTCGGCTGTGACACCTCGCTCCGTCCATAGAATGTGAGGCCGGTTCTGTTCATCGTGAGTACAGAGGATCCATCCTGGAATGCCGTTAAACTGGGGTACTTCCTGTGAGGGACTCGAGACTTGTTGCCCCTTCCTCACTAGAGGGCGCCATTGGTAGAGTGATTTCATCCTTTGGAGCATTGACTGGTTGCGCTGGCACTGTGAAAACTGCGGGCGGTGGAGGCGGTGCTACTGCGGGCGGTGGAGGATACATCCACCGAACAGTCAAAAACACCGCGGCATGGATTGCGACGAGCCCAGCTAGGGTCGTAAAGATGATCGTAAAGAGTTCAAGGACATCCATTTGTCTAGACCTGTGATTGCTTTGGAGGTAGTGAAACGCGAAAATAATAGGTCGGGCCACCTGCAATCTCCTCCTTCCACATTCTGGGTGTCTCGGAGTACGTTGTGAACACGACCGTCTCAGAGTGATAGATTCTGGCCACAACTCCGCCATCAAACGGACGCTCTACAAGGAAAATGTCCTTACCAACTGGGTGCATGACCTGGAACATCTTGCGATGTAGGTCAATGCGTCCGAAGCCGGTATAGATGACTTGTGTCTCATATGAAGTACCTCCTTTTGCCCATGTTGGTTCAGTCTCGCTGACCTCAACCTGCATTCACTGTATTCTTACCGATGAGTGCCTCTAACTGGCTGTCGTCTGCAAGGATGTCATTCATCCTTGTCACTGCATCACGCAGGCACTTCTCAATGAGCTCCCACTTCTCAGTATCGTTCATGAACTTGGTGACACGCTTGGTGCCGTCCGGGAAGTTCTCAATCAGCTCCGACTCCGTGGCACCCGTCATCTTCATGTAGACGCGCAGCTGAATCTCATCGTAGATGGGCACCTCTGGGAAGAATCGCGTGCGGTCCTTGCTGTCTACGATACGATTGTGAGCTGCAACCCAGCCGTCCGTGCGTCCCGTCAGCTTGAAGGTTCCAAAGTCCATGTTCAGGTTCTTCGTGTTGCGCTCCGTCACTTCCACCTTGTGGTCAACCTCGTAGGTGTTGAGAATCTTGTTCTCGTTGTTGAGGCCGCGCTTCATGCGCACCTCGCTCTTGGCCTCGGCAGCAAGGAGTCCACGGACATCGGGCGACAGGTGTGCGTAGCGCATGTCCAGAAGCGTGCGGGTCTGGCTCTCAACATCCGTCAGCGCGCCCTTCAAGTCCTTCTTGGCAGCATCAATGGCCGAGAAGACGATTCCCTGAACATTGTTGTCCTTGAAGACAGATGCCTTGAGAGAGTTGAATGATCGCACGCCCAAACGGGTCTCAATCTCTGCGATTCGGGCCGAAATGGCCTTGTCCTTCTTCATGAGCTCATAGAACACTTCGTTGGGTGTCTGAAACTTGTGCAGACCGATAGTACCAGCGACACGAGTGGCAGAGATGATAGGAATAAACATGGTTGAACTACTTTACGCAGGGTGAGGGGCGATTCGTTTTTAGAGCAGGTAGGCAAGCACGCCCGCAAAGACGAGGGTGTGAACCATCACTCCAAACTGTGTCGGGCAGCCACCGTTGGCAATGTGTCCGACCACCGAGTTGGTGAAGTTGTAGGTAATCTGGTTGCTGAGGATGTAGAACAGCAGAGCCGCAAGCAAGACTGTGCGATTCATTACACACTAGGTAGAAAAACTCTGCTGCATTCGCTGGATCGCATCAATCCACCTCGACATCTGTCCTAAGACATTGGACACGGCAAGGGTATTGCCCACGACAGGGGTTGTGTCTATCCCTGACTCGCAAACCATGACAAGCGCCGCAACCAGAATGGCCTTCTTGGACTTGTCGGCCGCATTCCACCTCATGCAGTACATCTTGTAGAGCACGTCCAAGTAGGGGCGCACAGGAGGTGTTGCCTGCTTGTTGATGGCCTCCCAGAACAGCCATACCGGGTGCCCACCATCTGTCGCGGACACGTATTCATCGGCTCGGTTGGAGAAGGGGATGACCTGCTTGTGTGCCTTCTTGTGCTCGCGGCAGAACGTGAAGACCCACGACATCCAGTAGAGAGCTCGGGTCAGGTCGCGCACATCGGACCGGATACAGTAGCAGAATTCGTTGACGGGCACCACCACGGCCATCGGGTCCGAAGGGCGCAACACCAGCTTGCCATACATACTAGATGGGGCCTTGATGCTCTCTTGGATGGTGACAGGGTCAAAGTCATGACTCGGCTTCAGGGCAGGGAGAGACGGTAGCTTGTTCTTGCGGCACATGGAGAGAGTCGCCGCGACCTCGCACACGATGCGCCGAGCGTCCATGTTGTTGCGGATTGAGGTCATTTGGGGAAGAGGGTAACTGCCTTGCAGTTGCATCCAGTTTTCGTAGGCGGCCGCAAGGTAGAGCAGCACGTTGGGTTGAGCCCGATTGATATGAAGCGCAGCCGCCTCAAAGAAGGCATCCCAAATTGAATGCACAAGTCCAGAGCAGAGGAGCTCAAGCGTCCAGTAGCACGCGTAATCCGCGTGACCCAACTGGATGTTTTGGATGAGGACCTTGCGCACGTGTGGACGGGGGTGTCCGCAGAAGGTCTTTTTTTGAAAGTCAAATACTGTTCGTGAGTCAACAACCTCCATCTACTTGTTAGTAGGGATTCACGGTTGGTGGGATAGCCGCAATGAATTGTCCGCTAGACTTGGATACCTTCCTGTAGACTGCGTAGATGGTGAAGAGGAACCCGAGGACGATCGCAATGTTGAGGATCATGTCAATCCATGCACCATAGCTTGTCTCGGCCGCATGTTTGTGCTTGTTAATTAGGATGCGGTCCTGAAGTGTCTTGATCTGCTTGTCCACGTTCTCCACAGAGTAGGACAGCTCCTTCTCAACGCCCATGAACTTGTCCTGGGCGATTTGCAGGAGGTCCATCGTTGTCGACTGTTGGTTCTGTTGGTTGGTGAGGTCCTTGAACTGGGCAATAAACCTATCTACGAGCGGCTTTGTCTCTACGTTACCAATACGAGCCTTTTCGGTCTCAATCCAGTCATCGCCCTTTACCATCGTATAGTACTCGGCGCGAGCCTTTTGGTAGGCTTCAGGTGAGATGTCCTGTGCATTCTCGGCATCCTGCATATGGCGAAACGCAGTTGCAATCTTTGTCTCCTTGTCCACCTTGCCCTGGACAATGGCGATGCGGTCGGAGAAGTTCTTCAAGACCTCGCCGTAGATTGGCGCATTAGGCAGTGTTGTGAACGATACGATCTTCCCATCGGGGATGATTGCGATTGGGGCTACTTGGAGAGGGACTGAAAGTTGCGGGTCACCATTGTACGCACATACTGGTCCTACGACTTTGAATCCCTTGTCAGTTGGACACTTTGGAACACACCCAAATCCCGTTTGTGCTTGGTCAAACTCAACAGGACAGGACGGAACACCTCCCATTATACCTTGGAGAGATAGATTGCCGAAGCAATTCCTGTGCTCAGCAAAAGCAGAATCATCCCCTGGGCCCACGCAGATGGAACAAAGAGGAACGTCATGAGACAGAGAAGAATGGTCAGAAGCGCAACCTGGACGACGTACATCTGCTTGGCTTCAAGGAACTTGATCTGGGCCTGCTCCTTGTTGATCTCAGACCCAGCCGTCTTTGGATGAGGCGGCTTGACGGTCTCCAAGATCTTGTCAAACTTCGCAGCTACAGAGTGTTCAGCCTCGGCGGACGCATGTTCAGACTTGATCTTGTGATGGTCCGCAACGATACCGGCACCTTCAGACTTTTCTGTGTACACATCTGCATGTGCTGCCAGGTCAGCTTCTATCTTTGCATTCACCTTTGTAAGTTCGTGGAGGAACCGGGCCGATTCAGCTGTGAACTGTGACATGTCTGATTGGGGTGGCAGGTCTGTGACCCCAATTGAATACTCGTGGTTGTCAGACACGCAGCTTCCGTTCGTATAGGAATACCCAACCGGGCACTTGATATGACATGAATCAATGCCCTTTTCAAATCCTGCTGGGCAGTCCATTAACCCTTATTCGGAATAAAAGTCTGAAGACGGCCAAAGATGGGCGCGATGATCCTCGCATCACGGTTCGCCTGCATTGACCTCCATCCCAGAGTCGGGGCGGCACCGATACCGCGGTTGATGTACGGCGCAACTGTTGCGGCCATACGGATGTAACGTGTGTGGTCGGAGGCATCTCCTCCAAGCTTTGCGTGGACCTGTGCACCGCCACCACCAACTTCAAGATAGGAAATGAGCGGCATTTTGTTTATCCGCAAGAGATAATGCTAGAGTGGCTCGTTGCTCTCGTTGTCGCGCTTCTTGCGATCGCGTCAATCCAGGGGACGCGAGAATACCTAGAGAATCCCCCAGATGATACGGTGAAGATTCCAGACTCACTGCAGAAGCTCCTTGACGTCTATGCGTCAAGCTACACGAATTACCGCGCAACTGGAATGGACGCGTACCGCAACGCATACCAGATGACGGAGGTTCAGATTAATACGGTACTGCGTGAGATTGCGAAGAATGTAGATGAAGGCAAGGAGCGTATTGACGGTATCCTCTCAGACCAAAAGCTGGCGAACCCCAAGGTAGATGCCCTTCGCAAGAGGGCACAGAAGCTTGAGGAGTTAGAGCCAAAAGTGAAGGACGAAGAGATCAAGTCCGAGAAGCTCGCTGCGGAACGGGGACTCGACACGGCGTCTCTTACCGCAAAGGCAGGTGTCATGTTCCTCGTGTTTACGGTTGGATGGATGGTTACCTACTTGGCATAGCGACAAATCCTAACAGCACAAGGCATGCGACCCCAAACACAATCGTATAGGTGTTGATGGTACCGTCTATCTTCACGGCTTCACGGCTATGGATGCGACGGAGGGTCTCTAGCTTGTCATTGCTTGCAGCCATGTCCGCATACTCCTCCTGAAACTTGTTCAGCCTCTCTATGATTTCCTTGCGCTTCTCTTCGAGACCCGATGGTTCTGAGGTGACCAGAGCCATCTCCTTATGCAAAATATCTAGCATGTCATGCTTGACAGCCAAAATCCTCACCATCTGTCCTGACACAGCGTTCTTGGTGTCCATGGCAAGCGCTGCGGTGACTAGTTTCTCGTACTCGTCTTGTTTTTCCCTGAACGCGATGTCAAGGTCATGTAGATTTCCCTGTGCTACCGACATTGTTCCTAGGCAACATTTACATCAGCGACGCAATACCGATAGTAGATAGACCGGCCCGCAGAGTCGCTGTGACGGATGATCTCAAGGATGTCTCCGGGAACCGCACCAATCACGCGAGCCTGAATGTCCTGCGAGTCAATCCACGGGATCTGCTCCTCAGGCTTTGACACCTTGTTGGCTTCCATCATAGCCGTTGCCTCGTCGGGCTTCATGATGCGATGCGGCATGGACATACGGTGGGAGGTAATGTCATACTGAAGCTCTGGGAGGTGGAAGAACTGTATACGATCCTTTGCTCGAGCCTTCATTGCGATTAACACATTCTCTGACGGCTTGGACCTTGTGGCCACGACCACGCCTTGGGTGTTGCCATTCTCTACCGCAAACTTGCTGTAGTTGTTGATGTCGATGGCGGTGATCTTGTCCTTCTGAGGAAAGATGATGAGGACCTTGCCCATCGTGTACATGTTGACCTTCTCCAGCTGATCTGTGGTGACTGATTCCGTATCCGTAGGGAGCCCGCGGCGAGTGAAGAACGTCTTCAGTGTATCAAGTGCTTTCTCCTCCATGCTTATCTCACTGGCAAGACTCAAAGAATCCCTTTTTTTCGGTGATGGATACAATGACATCCGTTCTCGTCCTGTTAGCTGCCGTGCTAGTCCTCTACATCGCATGGGTCTACTTCTCTCCCCAGGTCCAGCGCCCCGATATTAGGTTCTTTGACCAAAAGCAGGATGCCCGCACGATTGCGGTTGAGGATTCATCGTACCAGCAGCGGACGAACCACATGCCTCGCCCTCCGATCATCGCACTTCCTCCAGCCGGCATTGAGACGCCCTTTCAGGTGAATGCATATAAAGCCCACCTGTCATAAACCTTAATGAGCCAAAAGCAAAAGATCTCGGGTGCGCTACGAGAGCAAGTATGGCTTCAACGTGCAGGTCCCGTCTATTCTGCAAAGTGCTCTGTCGTATGGTGTCAGAACAAAATGACTGTCTTCAACTTCCACTGTGGTCACAACATCCCAGAGAGCAAGGGAGGTGAGACAGACCTGAACAACTTGTTTCCCCTCTGCGACCGCTGCAATGTGTCCATGGGCAACCGATACACAATTGAAGAGTGGAACCGAATCTCTAGCCCACTTGCTCGCAGTTGGTTCTCAAAGATTAAGTGTTGGAATGCTTGACGGTGGCGGCTCAGGCTTTGTACCATTCGCACGGTGACGTACAATCTCGTTCCAGAAGTTCGTAAGCACATCGATATGGTCAGACATCCAGTTGGGGTCCTTCGGCACAAAGTCTCGCTTGATTGACCCAAGCGTCCAGTAAATCTTCTGGTGCTCTCTCTCTCCCAACGTACCCTGCCACTCTGCAACCTCTTGGTCCTGTGGCTTGTAATTCACAGACTCATCTTCGAAGATCGCAAAGATACCCTTGCGGCCTTCAAACTTGGACCACTCCCCATAATGAACCTGTTTGAACCGGAACTCCACGTACTCGCACTCATTGATGCCCGTGCACTCCATCTGAAGCTGCATCTGGTGGATGTAGCCCGCAGGAATCTCGTCCTTTGCGACACGAGAGATAGGGCACTTGAACTCAACCAGGCGACCCCATCGCTCACGGTCTCCATTCGTGGGGAAGATGATTCCGTCAGGAGAGGCACCGAGGAACGGGTAGACCGGGTGCTGGACACAGGATACATCCGTAATCGTGCACTCTGTCTCGGCTTCGTAGATTGCCTTCCCGATTGGCTCAAACCGTGTGCCCCAGATGAGCGCGGGAATCGGAGGGCCCGATTGAGGGGCTGGTGGCTCCAGTTTCCTGAGCATCACAGACCGAGCGGTCTCACCACCTGTGAAGATGTAGCCTAGCTCTGAAGCCGTAATCTTCTCACCACGCTTGGCATGCCACTGGGCTGTCCTCTGGTCATTCTCACCATACAGTCTGATGGTTCTGCGGACATTTCGGTCACGAGCCCATCGCTGCCCGACAGGACCCTTCATGAGCTCCTGTGCCCGTTGGTAGACCACCTTGCGTAAGAATGTCCGCGACAAAGACGGATGAATCAGCCAGCAGAAGAAGACAAAGTCCCTCAGTCGGTTGTTAAGATGGGTATACGGTCCGTCTTCAAGCCATTTCGTTAATAGCTCATCCATTGCGTTTCTTTTGCGTCTACTCCGAAAACTCATTTTCACTGTAAAAAAGTAGATTGACCATGGAGACTATTCAAAGCAAAGAGCAGTGGGTTCTCCACCGTCTCGAATCCTTCTACGCAATCCCCGAAACATTCACGCGCATTCAGTCCATCTTGGCGGGGGAGTCTCGCCTCAGCCTGCGTCTTATTGACTGGTTTGTGACCAATTATTCCAAGAAGCACAATGTGTCCTACATGACCACCACGGGTCGGCATGTGATTGTGTACCTGGTCTACAAGTCGCATCTCAAGGCGTACAACAAGAAGATGTTCGACCCCTTCTGCAGGTGGAAGCGGATCCAGTTCAGGGGCATGGATACGACTGTTGGGCAGCTGAACTTCTTTGAGTGGGCGGTTCAAGATGAGGTACTGGACTACCTGGAGCAGCATTATGACGAAATCCACACTGACATGGAAGAATGTTCGCAGGTCATCACCGAGGAGGAGGGACGCAGGAAGAGGCATGAGTTGTCGCGTTCGGCCACCAAGTCTGTGCGCAGGCACGATGTCCTCGTGAAAGTTCGGTTTGATTAATCGCGCACTCAAGCAATGTTCTCTCGCGTTCATCCCGATGTGGTGTACCCTGTGAGCTCAGATGTCACTGAGCATGATATTGATGTAGTCTCTGATCTATGGGTGATGGAAGGTCGTGAGGTCTACCGTGGAGCACGTGACCCACACTACACTCATGCAAATGTGTATTGGCTCTACGACGAGGACCTGGACCGTGTGGGCCTGGCAGAGCACCGTCACGATGACCATGGGGACGTGTCTCTGCACTGGTATTACGATAGCCCCTTCGCAACACTCTTACAGGAAAAAGGCTGGACTGAGGGTGAGAGTATTTGGTCGCAGTTTGATTCGGGCGCAGTGGATCGGTTCCTCGCAGAGGGTCGTACAACTCCCGAGTCTATCTTGGAAGCCTGCCTGCATGGACCCACTCGCGTCATTAGCCCCAAGATGCTGATCACGTGGCCGACGGTCTACTCATGCGAGACCTGTGGACGCAAGGCACTGAAGCCGTTTCACGAGGGTTGTGTTGAGACGCCCCTTGACATCCCCTCAATTGAAAAGTTGTTTTGTGTTGATGATGATTTGATTGTACACTCCCCTCCGTCTGATTCAGAGGTCTTTAGGCGAGAGAGACTGCTGCACGCTTCCGACCCTTCGTCGCAGCCGCAGGCGCTGGAGCCAGTGGAGCAGGCGCCTCCGAGCGCGTAGGCTCTTCCTCTTCCTGAGCGACCGGCACCTCAATCTGCTGCTCCTCAGCCGGTGCGTCCTCGTCGTCCTCCTTGGGCTCGTCGGGCTCCTTGATGTCCGCGAACGCCGACTTGGCCGACGGCTTGGACGGCGGGAACACCTTTGCGAGGATCACGCGCCACGTCACGCCGAAGCCCGTGCCCGTCACGTAGATGGACGGCGCGATGACCATGCGGCCCTCAATGCGCTTGGCGAAGACCTGCTCGATGTTGTCAAGCGTCACCGCGATCGGGTTGCCTGCCGGGTCCACTGCCTCAAGGCCGACCTGGTCGTCCCAGACCGAGACCTTCATTCGGAGGCTCGGTGGCCACTTGCCAGACGGCACCCACTCACCGTTCACCTTCTCAACGCTCGGGTTGAGAATCGGCTTGAAGGTCTCACGGAGCACCGCCTCGGAGCGAGACTTGCCAAACCACTTGCTGCTGTTCACCAACGCATGCTGGATAACCTTCTCCTGGAGGTCGAGCATGAAGTTGTACAGCTGGGGCACCTCACCGGTTGCCGACGAACGCTCCTTGGCGTAGTTGCACTTGTCCTCAAGACCCTTGAGCGAGGCCATCAGACTGAAGTTGCGCTTGCCCGTGTCATCCTCACGGACCATAACACCTGCGGGGTAGAAGAAGCGAGGAATGCGGACCTGAAGGTTCTGACCGTTGTACTTGATAGGAACTGACTTACCCCCCGCCTTGTTGGCGCGGATGTCTCCGATGATGACGCGGCTGATGTCCAGGTTCTCAGAAGGAATGATAGCAGTGGCAGACATAGTGAATTGATTGTGAGATAGACTGCCTCGGTTGCCCCGTTTCCGTTTTTGGCGCACAAATCCAGCTTTAAAGAGACTTCTCATGGAAAGTAAAGATGCGTTGTGCATCAACCAGGACCAAGAAGTCGGAGGATCAATGCCCGACCAATGCACTGAACGGACACATCTTTTGCGGACGTCATATGCGGTGCAGAGAGCATCGTATCTGGGCCGAACTTCACAAGGACCGTTTGGCCAAACTGAAGAAGGTCCAGGCTCTGTTTCGTGGGTGGAGGATCCGCAGATATCTTGCCTTGTGTGGACCCGGTGTCCTGAAGAGAGCCGACTGTGTGAATGATGAAGATCTAGCCACCTGTGAAGAAAAGACAAGGCAACATCCACTTGACTACTTTGGACTTGAAGAGAATGGTAAGGTTTGGTGGTTTGATGTACGGACGCTCTGGGATTGGTCGTCGCGAAACGTCGAGTCTACCAATCCGTATACGAAAGTACCCTTGACATCCGAGACACGAGAGAGGTTGCGCAAGGTATTCGTATTCCGTCGCCGAGCCAAGATGCCGATGAACCAGGAGACTGGCTTATTCTCTGAACGGGTGTTCCGCAAGTGGACCATACTGTGTCAGATGTTTCGTCATTACGGGTTTGAGGAGGCACACCCACAGCAGTTTGTGGACCTCGGTAAGGGCAACCTATACACAATGTTCCAGTTCCTCATTCGTGACTTCAATGATCTGCCACGGAAGCCTGTTAGAGCCCTTGGATATTGCACTCGTGCCGTCGGCTACTTTGTCAGCCTTCAAAACAACGCATATATCTTGACAGCATTGAATTCAATCTTCTTTATGGTCATGGAGTCCAAATCCTACGACGTTGTGTTCATTGTCCTGTCGGCGCTCTACCGCTGCTAATTTTTTGGCGCGTAGTGATTTACATGACCGCCGTAGGGTAGTAGTATACCAACGCGTTAGAAATGTCTGCCTCTTCCTCTGTCGTTAAGTCAAACAAGATGCCCGCGAAGAAGGATACCAAGTCTGCCCCTGCACCTGTCGCTGCCCCCGTCGCCGCTACCCCTGCACCTGTCGTCGCCAAGGCCCCGAAGGCCAAGGCGGCGCCTAAGGCCAAGGCCGAGAAGGTCGTCTCCTCCGCCAGCGTCTCCGTCCCGACGGTTGAGACGCCGTCTGCCCCTGTCGTGGTTGAGTCCACGGAGTCGTCGGATGTCCAGCTCGCCGCCCTCAGCGAGAAGCTCAAGACCCTCAGCGCGTCGCTGACGGCCCAGCTCCGCGAGGCGGTCCACGGTGTTCAGGCCGCCATCAAGGCCGCCAAGCGCGAGGCCCGCGATGGCAAGCGCAAGAAGCGCAAGGACCCGAAGGACATGACGGCTGAGGAGCTGAAGACCTACGAGGCGCGCCGTGCGAACAACGCCTTCCTCGTCCAGCGCCCGCTGACGGATGAGCTCGCGGCGTTCATGGGACTCAAGTCCGGCGAGAAGCGCTCGCAGACGGAGGTTACCAAGTTCATCTCGGGCTATGTCAAGCAGCACAACTGCTTCGACCCGTCGTTCAAGCGCCGCATCCTCCCGAACGCCGCGCTGGGCAAGCTCCTCCGCGTTACGGACAAGGATGAGGTGACGTACCTGAACCTCCAGACCTACCTGAAGGTCCACTTCCTCAAGCCGAAGGCGTAAAAATCTTTCTTCGTGAAAGATAAATGTCCCATCCGCGTCGCATCATGCACCCGAGCGCCGTCTCCTCCTTCACCCGCGGGGAATTCGCGAAGCATCCTAACATGAATCTCCCGCATGAAATCGTTCATATGGATGAGAAGTACCACAAGGACACACGCAAGTACAATGCGTATAAGCGCAGCATGAAGAAGGCGGCGAAGAAGACCGCCGGTCGCCGTCCCCGCAAGACCCGCCGCCACACTCGTCGCCACTAGGCTGCGGTAGACTCCTGAACCAAACATAAACAATAAAAATACCCTGGAATCCCAGGTGATTTTTAGTGTCTAGATACAATGCCTGTTCCATTCTCCGAGGTCGCTAAAATACCGACACAAATGACTCCGCCGAGACAGGTGAAGTCCTGGACTCCAAAGTCAACGACAATCCCAAGTTCGGCTGCGAATGCAGAGGTAGTTGCAAGTCCAACTGCGGAAGACCTCGAGAAGGTGAAGGAGAACACGCCTAACCGCAAGGACACTACTCAGAGGGCTCTTCGTACTGACTTTGATAAAGTTGGAGGTCGCAAGCGAAAGTCCCGCAAGACGAAGCGGAAGACCCGCAAGTCGCGTCGCACTAGACGGAGGTCGTGATCCACTCATGCGGCATCTCGAGGTACAGCACAGTGCTAAAGAAGGGCGACATCCGCTCATCTAGGACCAGAGCGCGCTGCTTATCGTTCTCCATCAAGGTCTTGACCAACCTGCGTAGAAGTGCAGGCTTCTTCTCAACCGATTCGTTCACACGAATCTTACATGTATTCCCATTCCATCCACACAAGGACGATGTATTGCACACATCCTTTTGTCGGTATTGACCACATGGGGTCCGAATCTTATTCACGAACTGCTTGGGTGTGTCCACATGTTCCCAATGGGACTTCTTCGTCATCCACGCTTCAATGCGCTTGTAGAGCATCTGGTCTCGCTTGAGGATACTGTTGCGAAGAGAGGTGTACTCTGTCAACTGCACATCCTTGGACAGGGAGAACAGCATAAAGTCAAACACCTCTGCAGCATAGGATATCTCTGCAAACTTGGCGGCATCCTCTGAGTTCAGCTTGCCGTCCACGAGCTGAGATTCAGGTGACTTGGAGATGGTTCCAATGACCTCCTTTGCTGCCTGTCCCTCAACTGGGGCACCAGGGCGGAAGAGCGCGCGGAACCCCGAGGTGAGCAGTGACTCGGTCGGTCGTCCCTCGGCATCTGCGAGGTCCTCCACCCACTTGAACCCCACATGCTGTGTTGAGTCCAGAAACGTGCGGAGGGCGCCCTGAGTCGGTAACTCATCTGTCGTGATTTCTGCGTATCCTGTACGCGCAGGGATACCAGGCAGGGGCTTATAGCTCACGGGCTGAACAGGGAGAACCACTACACGAGGTACAAAGACGGCCTGAACACGATTGAATGGGTCAAGGATAAACTGTGGGCTGGTCAGTCCCTTGATTCGCACCTCATTCATTGCGGCCTGAAGGTCTGGAGTATTAGAGACACATGCCTGACTGTGGAGACTGTTGAGCAGCGCAGCTGTCTCCTTTGCAAAGGGTTCCTTCTGAAGGTCAGCCTTGAACTCAAACTTATCATCTGCTTTCTTCGTCTGACGGCGCTTGACATGGGCAAGCAGGTCAGAATCAATCATCACGACCGTGCGCGAGGTAGGAGACAGGGTGTCGGACCAATAGCCACAAGACACTGAGTTTGTCTTTGAGTTGAGGCGGATGACCTTGCACTTCAGGATCGCAGTGATATACTCCAACTCATCCAACATGGGCATGCGCTTCTGCTCCCAGGCTAACTGGATACCATTCAGGATCCGCTCTACCTCTGTATCGCCCTCACCCACTTCGGACCATGTGCGGAAGAAGGAGCAGAGCATGACAGTCTCCTTGGCGTTCTTGGGCTCAGGAATCGTAGTCGTATCCTTGCTTAGCAAGACCTTCAGAGTCTCACGAGGAAGTCCAAGACCCACTCGGAAGAAGTCCTTGTTCCCCGCCTCAATACGAGCACGAGGCACACTGGTAGAGTAGGCGGTCTTCAGCTTGATGGAGCGCGCAAGTTCCTCATGGATGTAGCCAATACGTAGAGAGGGAAGTGTCCCTGTCTGGAGAACATAGGTCACATCATTCGTGTTTGCGTCATCCCGTGTGAGGGTCGTGGTTGAGCGTCGCTCCTTGTAGCAGCAGGGTGCCTTGTCCTTGTAGGACGCAGGGAATACATTGTCTTGGTTCCGCTTGATGACGGAGAACTCGGGAGTCCTATCTGTCTTCTTTGTGATGACCTTACCACCACACTCGGGACAGCCATCGTCTACCAACTGGTCAGCCCGTAGAGGAATCTCATCGATAATGCACCAGTACTGTGGGCAGATTGCGATACCGTCTGGATTCTTGAACTCCATAGTCGCCATGTTGCGCGGGTTATAGGCATCTGGGACCTTCTGTTCTTGCTCAGGGGTGATGATGACAACCTGCTTGGTCTTCTCGCAGGTAGATGGGTAGGTCTCGTCAAAGATCTCACTGTTGAACTCGCGAGCCCGCTTTGTAAAGTACTTATAGGTTGTGCCTTCCCCTGACTCCAGCTTGATCCGGGAACCCTTGTTCTTGACCCATCCTTCTTGGACCTTTTCTGGTACAGGTTCGGGTGTCGGCTCATCCAGACCGAGCATGGCTGCGAACTCATCGTCAATCTGGAAGTTTCCCTCTTGGACCGTGATGGTTGGCGCTGCGGTTGCTGCTTCGATCGCCTCCATACGACGAGGGCACACAGAGTCAACCGCCGCGTCCTCTGCAGTCAGGACATACCGCAGGATGCTCGCATAGTGGAGGGTCCGGTCAATGTCGGTGACTGAGGAGATGAGCACCTCTTTGCTGGAGAACTTCAGTGTAGGGTACCCACGCATGACACGCTCAAGGTCAAACTCCTCTCCAAGAGCCGCAAAGGTCCGCACCATACGTTGGGCCTCCTCTTGGCTCATTCCAAGTTCATCGACCAGCGTCTGAGCTGTTGAAGTGTCTGACTCATAGAGCACCTGATACGCCCTCAACTCTTGTGGGGTCATGTTCTCCACAAGGTGCTCAGCTCGCATGAGACGGAAGGTATCATCCTGCGAACTGAAGATAGACCGCAAGCATGGGAATCGGCGCATGTCAAACCCACTAATGTCCTTGCCGAACGAAGCAAAGAGTGAGAGGTCCTGTAACTCCCACCGAGAGACGGCCATGTCCGCCATCTCCACAAACGGAACAATCGCGTCCAAGCTGCGGAACCACAGCATCATGGACTGGCGAGTATCTTCCAGCTTCTCATTCGTATCCTTGCCGCGCCAAAAGGTGAAGGTGATGTCCTTCGGGGTAATCGCAATCCTCTCAAAGGATGTACGTGAAGTGCCACGGTAAACCATCAGGGTAGGCAGACGACGCTGCGGCTGTGTATTGTGCACCCAGGCTTTCCACATCGCCATATCCAGGTAGGGTGTCTTGGACTCGGTGTCCGTTACAAAGAACTTGTGACGCGTCTGCTCCTGCTTGGAAGTGAAGAACCCTACATACGGCGTCTTCTTGTTGACCGTCAGACCGAAGAACATCTCCTCAAACCGAGCACGTGGGGCAGCGAACTCGGTCTCCACTAGAGGAACGAACCACTTTGCACGGACGACCGCAACGTGAGGAGGCTCGGGAACAGGTAACGCAAGAAGTGACGCAAGCTGGTTGTGTGTTGCCCGGAGGGACTGGACTTCTGACTCGGAGAGACGGTTCGGGGTATCTGCCTGAAGCAAAGGGAAGTATATACGCATCACCAGATCCGTCGTCTCGGACATTGGGGTCACGCGGAACTCGGTAATCTCCGCGTCGCGATACCGAGTGTCGTACAGAGTCTGCGAGCTCATCACAGGGATTCGTGTGGCGGGAAACGAAGGTAGGTCCTTCGGAGGCATAGGGAGAGCCGCACATCGCTCATCGGGGATTCCGAAGAACCGCCACTCAAGGAAGGAAGACTTGGGAGCATAGAGGGGCTCAAGTGTGGATGGCTTGGACATCCAGTCCTCCTTTCCTGTAGGCGCGTCCATAGGGGGCAGCATGCGGACCTGTTCCACATAGGTACGGAAGAGCTCCTTGTCTACTGTGACATCGTCAGACGACACACGGAAAAAGAGGGCCTCCCAATGACGAGGGTCAGCGTAATAGTCGGCGGGTAAGGTGACATGCGCCTCCACCACAATGCGTGCTGGATGCGAATTCACTGCAAGAGCGATGTGCTGTCGCACAACTTCAAGTGTATCGTCTTCAAAAAACGATACAGTGCCCGTTCCTGCAATGGGAATCGTCTTCATTGCTTTTACTTTAGGTTTTCTTAGCGACTTACATCGGCGTGTCCGTGATAGTCATTCCGCAATACGGTGTGGGGGCGTGCGCATAGTTGACTGGCTTGTAGATACCTAACTTGACTGCGTCGTGGAGGATACGCTTGAAGTTGCTCCAGAACTCTGGAGTATGACCAATTGTCTCGGTCATCAAATGGCTCATCTCATGAAGCATGACGAACATGATTGTGTTGATGTCAACGAGGGGATAGTCGGGCTTCTTGGTCTTGTCGCGCAGGCACACTACAACCTTCTGTCCCTTGTTCTCAGAGTATGAGGTATCAGGTGAGGACATGTCGTTCTCTACAAACACATCGCTGCTGTAGTTCGCGAGGAAGCGGGCGACCGGCGGGTCGGCGGAGAGTGCGGGTTCGCGGTAGGAGTCCCTTAGAGCGTCCAGATTTGTGCGTATCTTGACCATGAGTTCAACGGCTTCTTCCTTGTGTGGTAAGTTCTGCATATCGTATTCATGTCCATCGGACCCCTCCATGCGAACCGTATTGCGTGGTCCGCTCAGGTAGGATACGACTGCGAGGACTCCAACTCCTGCGGCGATGGGCAACATTGTGTCTTACTGCGACTTTACGCGCAGAGACCATCCAAGGCACGCGACGCACGGAAAGGGTCTGGGTCAATCGTGGACTGGAGGATCGGCCACTTGGACTGCGGGTTCGGCTGCTCCGAGCGGATGTCGTACGTCGGGTTCCGGTTCGTCTGGGCGACACCGATGATGGAGACGTTCGTGTGGTAGCCGGCCTGGAGGAAGTTCTGGCCCTGGAGGTCGTTCATGCCAACCGGGTTCGCGGCCGCCCATGAGGCACCGATCTCACCCTTAGGGAGCAGCTCGCTCTTGTCCAGCGTGCTCTGGGTGTAGGTCTGCTGCGACGCCGGCGTGGCACCCTGCATGCCACTGACAGCCACGGCGTTGCCACCAAGGCTGTTCGTCTCATCCGCCGGGACATACGGGCCCGTCTCCGAGGCGGGCGCCTGCGAGCCCGTGCCACCCAGCTCCTCGGGGGAGAGGGACATGTGGTCAAGGACGGCCCCCTTGCCGCCAGCATAGGAAGTGAAAAGACTGTACACAACAACGATTCCAACCAGAACCATACCAAGCCGAAGCATCTTCTGCGAAGAGAACTTCATAGTAGTTTATTATCACCCACAGACAAAGTTTCCACAACAGGTTCAGTCGTTTCAGGAAAGAGGAGCTCCACGAGCCGCTCCCGGCGGAGATTCCAGAACCCCCGGAACCCCTTGCGTTTAGCCTCCTCACGGAGTTCATGGATCGTCATCTTCTCAACGACGAAGGACTGAGGCAGAGTCTCAAAGCTTAACAGATGGATGAGTTGAGCCCTCTTGAGGATGTAGTACTGCTTGATGCGGCGCTGGCGAGCGAGCTGCTTAAGTTCGGGGAGTGAGAGAGAGTCCATGGTTGCTTCCTCCTGCCCCTGCCCGCGCGAATCCGTTTTTTCGCGCCTTCTTGGTAATGAAGCGTACCCCCGTGGTTGTAGCATTCTTTGTGGCTGCGTTTCTAGTTGGACTCTACGTTGTGTATGGAATGCAGCGGACGACCGAGTCGTTCTCAGTGGCACAGAGCATCGGTATGCCTCTGGACATGCAGTCATCTGGCTTCCATCCGTCTTCCCCGATCCTCGGCAGTGAGCCGAAGCCGCTGTCCGATAAGCCGTATGACATGACGAACGACGATGAGCTCTTCATGTTTGACAACAACCGTATCTCTACGGACTGCTGCCCATCGGCCTTTGTGTCGGACCTTGGATGCATCTGCATGACAGACGATCAGGTCAAACAGTTTGCGTCTCGTGGCGGAAACAAGAATACCTACTAAGCATAATGGACCACCTGCGGGCACTCGTCACTCACTTCAAGGAGAAGCACCCCGACCTTCCCTTCCCTCGTCCTTCCGCCGAACTCTTCACACACATCCAGACAACACTGCTGCCGAACGTGCTCGCTGTTGTCCAGAAGGATAATGCACTCTTCAAGGGCTATGGAGCCGCCCAAATCTTCCCCGGCGTCGCCATTGAGACCATCTGGGACTCTAGCGATGAGTCGTGGAAGAAGCTTCACATGGCCCTGCTGTACTCACTCATGCAGGGAGACCCGAAGGAGAAGATCTCCAAGATCATTGAGGCAGTTAAGACCATGCTGCCTGGTGCAGGTGGGGCTCACGACGAGATCCTCAAGATCCTGGAGAATGAGGAGACTGAGTCGTCTCTCATGGAGATGTTTGAGCTCGTCGTCAACACCCGTCTTGCTTCCGTCGTCGGCGACCTCATGAGCTCCATCAACCTGGACGACCTCAACATTGACTTTGAGAACCCCGAGCATCTCTTGGCTGCTCTCCAGAACCCTGAGCAGTCAGAGCTGGTCCAGACCATCATGAAGCGCGCACAGGAGCTCTTGCAGGAGAAGATCTCCACTGGCAAGATTGACCAGCGCGAGCTCGTCCGCGAGATTGAGACGCTGCGGGCCAAGTTTCAGTCCACATTTGGCAAGTACATGAACGAGATGGTGGTTGGAGCCCAGGGAAACACCACGGGCACTGACGCCAAGACTATCATGTCCAACTCGCCAGATGCTCGCCGTGCTCGCATGTTAGCTCGCCTACAGAAGAAACAGCGCGAAAAGTCTCGCAAGTGAAGATAAGAGATGACTTCGTCAGGAAACGAACCCTTCTGGTTGTCCGACCCCTCTGTATTATTTCGGGGTGATACATGGCTTGCTTTCGTCCCGACGCCTGACATGTCCGTTGACCAGTCGTTGAACTCGGTCGTGCGCTTTGTCTTCTATCTCTCTGCGTTGCTGTTCCTTTGCTCGATGGACATTCGGTACTTTGCCTACATCCCCGTGACCATGCTGCTCACGGTGGCACTCCACCGCTGGTTCCCCAAGGCAAAGGAGATGTTCCGCGGGTCACCGTATGTCTCGGGATACAAGGGTAAGGACACGACCAAGCCGTCGGACGACAACCCCTTCATGAATCCCACGCTCGTGGACATCAATGAGAACCCGAACCGCCCACCTGCCGCAGACCCGACCGACAAGGAGGTGCGTGACAAGGTGAACAAGGCGTTCGCTCAGACATCAAATATCTACATGGATACCGGTGATGTCTACGCGAATATGCAGGCGCAGAGGAACTTTTACACGGTTGTGGAGGATGACCACGCAGGTCTCCTCAAGTTTTTGGGTGGCGGCAAGGGGTCTGATAAGACCCTGAACGAGGGCTATGTGGCTGCACGTGGAACCTTACCGAATCTTGCGTCGGGTACTGTGGCGCTGCCGACGGGAACTGCGCCGGGTTCCGCCTGATTTGACACCTAATCCACGGAGAATCGCGCCATCGGACTCTTGAGCTCCTGCGAGGGTCTTGGCTTTGCCCTTCTTGGGAAAGTACTTCATCGTCGGAAAGGACGTCACGCCCGTCTCAGGCGGCACATCGGCTGACTCAATCTTCACTGTCTTCATCTTGCCCTTCATCTTTTTCTCCATCTTGTCCCATGCGGGCTGGTTCTGCTCGCAATGGGAGCACCCAATCATATAGAACAACACAAGGACAGGACGCTCGCGAAGTGACTTCCGCGCTTCCTCTACCTTGGCACCACCGACTGGGTCAAATACATCGTCAGTGTCTGTAGCAAAATCGGCAGCCATTTATATCACCTACTAGAAAATGACAAGCCTTGCCGAGTTGGACGCGAACAAGTCTCCCATGCCCACTGTCGGCACTACCCTCTCCCAGTATGTCCACTATGCTGATGCGACGGCGGGGTTCAAGGAGTTCACGCCCCGCGACCCTGCGACACAAGCCAAGTATGATGCCATGTCCAAGACGTGGCAAGGAGCCGAGTCATCCAGTGCTGCAGTACTGCGCGGGGACTTTTCCCTTGACTCAGCTGAGAAGAACCGACAGGACCTTAGGAAGCCTCAACCTCAGCAAGCGCCTGAAGCTCAGTGGACATGTTCTCTTCAGTAAAGACAATGGTCGTCTGGGTCCTTCTTGGAGTCGCAGTTCTTCTGTTTATTGCCAACCGTTTTGAGCGCTTTGAGGAGAAGCCGGGTGGGTTTGCTGTCGTGACACCACCTGACGCAACAAGTTCGTTGTGGACAAGCAAAGTCCGTGCGAATGGACCGTTTGACGTTGACATCCCCTCCTACATCACTGCATTGAAGTCGTTCTACGACACAGTCTACAAGCCAGCCCAAACCAGACCGAGCGAGCGCGAGGTGGATGCGTTCGTCCTTACGTCGTTTCCCAAGGTAGACCCTGCTGTCCTCAAGACCATCATCATGGAAGCATTCCACATTGATTCAGGCATGACGGCTGCCGCAAAGGAGAAGAAGCAGATCCAGTTTGAAGCGTCTGCAGCGCTAGAACCTACCGATGGCGTAGACGAGGTCCGCGTGCGGAAAGAGATTCCAGTGACACCTGCAGACACAACGGGTCCGTTTGACAAGTCGCCCGAGGGTGTCTATGCCCCTGTGGAGAAGACCATCCCAACCCATTCCAACACATGCGAGGGAGATAGTTGGCACAAGGGACAGTTCGCAAGTGTGGAAAATGTGTAGGTAGAGTAATGGCAGTGTGGGGTTTCTTCCTACTGATTCTGATTGTAGGATCTCTCATTCACGGGTTCCGTGAACATCTCACGGCAGAGGAAATCGCAAGTAGCGCTCCGATGACAACACAGCCGATTAGTGCCGCCCAACTCGCTGCGAACAATGCAGCTGCACAGAATCTGGCAAACTCAAGTGGGTATGCGGCCGCGCTCGCAGCCGTCGGTCAGGGCGTGGCGTACCAAACTGGGAGCACAGGTCCCACTGGGGCTGCTGGTCCCGGTGGACCACCTGGTGAGTGCACGACATGCCCAGATGGATACACCTACGGCGGCGCTGGGATGTGCTACGGTTCAGAGAGCACCGCACCTACATGCAATCCCAATTACCCAGAGGCGTCCGACGGAAGATGCACGAATGCTGTAGGACTGATCCTGCCAAAGAATCAGTGTCCTGCCGGAATGTATCTTACAACGGGTCGCGGAGAGCAAAAGTGTGTGAAGCAGGTTCCTGTTACATGTTCAGGTCCCGTTGGAGGGGGCACAACGACTACACCAACTGGTTCTGGTCCCACTGGACCGACTGGACCTGCGGGTGGGGCAACCTACGAAGGAACTGTGGGTACGCCTTCAACGTCAATTACCAACGCAACCCCTGTCTGGGGTCCTCGCCTGCCTGAAACAGGAGCCTACGGTGAACTCTCCACCAAGTCAAATACCAAGCCGACGTACCCGTCACTGATGGGACCTAACTTCTTGGCCGCAGGAACATCGGGTTCTGCTGGGGCTGCGAGTTCTGCGGGTATTGCGTTCAACCTGCCGTCTCCAGGATCCATGGGGTCCGATTTGATGTCCAAGTATCTCCCCGGTTCGCGAGTGCCGGGCGCAGATGACCTCATCCCGAACCCGTATCTGCAAGCGCGGTCGTTCAGCGGGGCATCAAAAACGGAAACAGACCCTGCGCCATTTTCTTCGGACTATTCTAGGTTTATGAAGTAAGATGTTCGGACTTCGTAACAATCGCGGCTCCTGTTGGGTGAACGCGACTCTTCAAGCTCTCTTTCGCATCCCCGAACTCCAACAGCATTACACGAATGAAGAGGCTGACGAAAAGAATCCCGTCGACGTCTGCATTCAAGAGATTTGGTCAAGTCGTGGTGATGAGGGACTGAAGTCGTTCTATGAGTCCATCAAGACCATCACCATGCCTGCAGGAGAGGGCATTGGTGATTCACACGAGCTCTTTGAGGTTCTTTGCGATAGGATCCCTCAGCTGGACAAGCTCTGTCGGTTCAAGGTGGCGCATCAGGTCAAGTGCGCAAACTGTCCATACACCGACAATCGCGAAGACTCTGTGGCAGAGTTCTCGGTGACTCCCACGCAACGTAAGCAGGGGCTGATCAACTGTATAGGAGATGCAGTTCAGCCTGTGAAGATTCCAGATTGGAAGTGCGAGAAGTGTGGACAGAACGGGTGTACAAAGCAGCTGCTTATGACAACCTTTCCCCAAGTCTTCGTGTTTCACTGCACGACTCTCAATACATCAGTCTCCTACTCACCACTGCTCACGATCAACAAGATTAAGTATGCGCTCTTCTCAGTCGTCTGCTTCAATGGTGGCCACTGGTATACGCATGGCCGCGCGTTACCGCCAGGCAAGGACTGGATTGAATATGATGACATGAGACTTCGCAACCACGGACCTACAAGTTTCCCGTTGTCCGACCATATGCGTCTGCTATTCTATTATCGTCTCAAAGAATAAGCAAGGATGCCAGCAACTGGTCCAACTGGAACCACGGGAACCGCGGGGGCAGCCCCTACCGGTCCAACAGCCACAGCAGTACTTGATACATCAACCTCGGGAACGCCGACTTCGGTCGGGTTCGCAGTCGCTCTCTCAGTGATTGTCCTTCTCTCTTTTTTCATCTTCCTGACGAGTGGCTCTATCTTTGCCATTCTTGCGTTCTGGCTCATGCTCGGATTAGCCGCAGTTGTCCTCTTCACCTACGGGTACATCTCGATTGATAGTGTTCAGCCTGGTGCGGTTGTGCCCACACCCAACTCCAAGGACCTCACGAATCCGCTGGGTGCGCAGGCAAACGTTCGTATCAAGGGGCTGGAGGTGTACCATGTCTATGATGGGAAGTTCACCTACGAGGAGGCGCCTGCAGTGTGTGCTGCATATGGCTCAGAGCTTGCGACTCTTGAGCAGATTAACGACGCCTACAATCGTGGAGCCGAGTGGTGTGGCTACGGATGGTCGCAGGGCGGTCTCGCTCTGTTCCCGACCCAGCGGGCGACCTGGCAGGCTTTGCAGCAGGAGCAGGACCCTGCAAAGCGTACGGGGTGTGGCCGTGTCGGAGTAAACGGCGGCTACTTTGACCCGAAGACCAAGTTCGGTGTCAACTGCTACGGATACAAGCCCGATGGACAGGCAAAGTTCCCGCGTCCTCTTCCTGGAACAGATACGGTAACCTTTGATGCGATGGTCAACAAGTTCAAGGCCGCCCTCAAGACCTTCACACTGTCCCCGTATTCGCGCTACGAGTGGTCGGGCTATGACAACACGGCTGCGGTAAAGGCCTCCAACTATGGTTCGCAGTTTGCGCAGAATCTGGGTGGTCTTGTCACGAGGGAGCACCTGGAGAACATGACCACACCTCCCGATCCCGCAGACCAAGTGAACTTGTCTACAACAACCTCTGGCCTTACTGTTCTCCAGAACCCAGCGTTGATGGGAGAGACGGGTCCTACCGGTAGTGCGGGTACTGCGGGTCAACGCGGTCCAGTTGGAGCTCAGGGTATTCAGGGAATCGCAGGTACACCTGGAGGCACGGGTCCCACAGGGCCGACGGGTGCGGCGGGTAAGGACGGCGCAGCGGGTAAGGACGGTGCGGCGGGTAAGGACAGCACTGTTCCGGGTCCCACTGGCTCAGCAGGACCTACAGGCGCGACGGGTGCTGCGGGCAAGGACGGCGCCGCAGCTGCAGCAGGTAAAGACGGAGCAGCCGGTCCGAAGGGTGACAAGGGTGACAAGGGAGACAAGGGAGACCAAGGACCCGTAGGAGTGGATGGGTCCCTGAAGGCTGGAGTCACCAGTGCGATTTACGGCGCGGGCGCAAACTGGTTTGACTCAACGAAGCCTGTGAAGGAGGCGGTCCAAAGGGGGCAGGGAATCGGGGAAATGGCGAACTACGTGGGCGACCCTGCGTACGGAACCCGTAAGAGCATTGTTGTTGACTGGCAGGACAATGCTGGTAACAAACACAGTGTTTACAACGATGGTCAGGGATTCGGAGCAGACCTTCCGGCTGCCCTGAACCGCAGATTCGCAACGGCTGGTCCTGCGATTGATATCGGTTGGAACAATGGCTATTATTAGAACGGGTTCCACACTCCGAACAGCCGAACCAACGAAGGCACCTGTCCAGCATCACGAGGCTTAGACAACTCAATCCCCTCCTTCATGCACAAGTACGGCATTCCAGGAACTGACGTCATACCAGACGGACACGGCTTATAACATAGCCCGTCCTTCTTGTCACTATGCTTATCATGAGTAATCGCAACCTCGGCCTTCGTCTTTTCACCAACCTTGGTGCGGTCGCAGTCCTTGCAATACTGTCCTGTCGGATCCTTCTTCTCATTTGCCTTCTTCCACTCCTTGTACCACCCATCAAACCGGTCCAGACCACCCGCGTCTGCGGGTCCGGGACACACACCACCTCCATCCAGGCGCCCCTTCAGCTCACCACCGTGGCAACGACCGCCTGTCCAGTTCCACGGCCACGGTGAGCCATGCGTATCAATGGGGTCACACACGATGGGGTTGCGGCAGATGAGACCATCGTTAATCCAGCCATCCGGACACGGCTCAAGACCCACGGGGGTGCCGATTCCACGGTCGTACGTGTCTGCCCAGCAGACAGGTCCTACCCCATGGTACCCGGGAGGGCAGTTTGTGTAGCAGAGCAGTCCGTTGCGGTCTGGATGTGTAGGTGGGCAAGTGTTGGGTGTAAAGTTGATAATCTCAACCCCAAAGATGCTGATGGGTGAGAAGATTGCGCCGATGATGACGACAACCAAGAACAGCATGAGAATGGTAATCAACACAACTCCAACTCCAACCCCAACAGCGATGTAGATGGGAATCTTCGGATAGGATGCTTGAACATACTCAACGATCTGGTAGGCTTGGTAGATGGCGTATCCAATGAGCACAGCGTAGAGCATGCCCCGCCCGACAAACCACGCCTGCTCAGCAACACCACTCAATGGCTCTGTGATGTCAGGTGAGACAAGGAAATCACGTGCTTTTTGCGACATACCGTTATTTCTAACCAAGAAAACAATGGACTTGCCAACACTTCAAACATTCAAGCGTGAGGAATCAAAGACACAGGTTGCAGCCTCCAACCCGAAGGAGCAATCCACGACCTTCCCATTCGCATGGCTACTCTTCAAGCCCCAGAATGGTGCTGTGGAGCCGTTCAAGTGTAATGAACCGTCACGACTAACCACAAGGTAAAACTTTGTGTTTGTATAGCAAAGATGGACGTGGTGCTGTTAATGGGCTTAGCCGCTCTGGGGTATGCCCTCGCCCGTCAGACTGATTCTAAAGAAAAGGTGAAGAGTGCGAACGGGACAGAGAAGAAGAGTCCTCTTGAGACTTTCTTGAATCCTGCTCCTTTTGAGGAGGAACTGGATGTCCTTCAGACTCCAGAGGGGCATGGAAACATGGTGCCGTTCTTTGGGTCACATGTGACACAGTCCATGTACTCGGGAGCCACCGACGGAATCCTGGATACATACACCGGGTCAGGTAAGCAGACCTTCCATCACAAGGAGGAGGCGCCTGCATTCTTTGAGCCTGAGCAGGGCAATGGGAACCCGTGGGGTCAGCAGGTGGAGACGGACTTTGAGCAGTCGCGCATGGTGTCGTCCATGCGCATGGCCAATGTGTTCCCCGTGGAACGTGTTCAGGTTGGACCCGGTGTCAACGATGGCTACACCAATCTGCCCAGCGGTGGATACCAGCAGGATCGTATTCGCGAGTACGCCCTGCCGAAGACGACCGATGAGACCCGTGTTGCCTCCAAGCCGAAGCTCACCTATGCGGGCGAGATGGTGCCTGGCGCTCACTACATCACGGAGATGGGTATTCAGGCGCCTGTCAAGAAGAACAAGCCGGACCGCTTCCAGGTTCTCATGGGTCCGAATGGCGAGATGGACCACCTCAACACGGCTGTGGGTCAGCAGGTTGCGTCGGCGATGTACCCCGAGCAGATCATGAAGGTTCAGAAGCGTGAGTCCACCTCCGAGGAGTTCGTGGGTGGACCGCAGTCAGCCAACACCTACCAGTCTTACATCCGCTCCTTCACGGAGCCCTTCCAGGAGTTCATGAAGCTCACGGTTGAGGGTCGCCCGCCGCCAGCTGGTCCCGTGGGAGGCATGCAGGGTCTCCAGGCTGGCCCGCAGTCCATGAACGTTGCGACCCACCGAGATGAGAGCCTCCACAACAATGTGCGCGGATTTGAGGTCGGCATGTACACCAGTGGTGGACAGGCACCGACAGCTGGCAACATGGGGTCGGTCAAATACTCGGAGCCTCTCCAGCAGGATATCCTTGTGTCGCGCAACGGATCTGAGATCCTCAAGGCATTTGAGGCCAACCCGTATACACAGAGCCTCCAGTCAACAGGCTAATGGAATCAAGCCTCTTACGATACTCAGATACATCCATGACTATCTGCACAAAAGGATACACTCGTCGCCAACTTCATGATCTTGTCCGCTCTGTTGCTGCATATCCCTCCAAAATCAAAGTGTGTGACTGCGTGACGGATCCGTGGTCCAAGGCATCGCTGTCGTTTCTTGGAGCGCAATGGTCTCCTGCTGGAACACAATGCAGCATCTCGTCAACCTCGGGCGCATCGAGTCCTCACTGATCCAACGACGCAACGAACAAACCCAATCAACATCAATGGTCTTTAACCTTGTGTTGCTTGGTCTCGTACTCTCTGGCTTTGCCTATTTCTTGTATGTCCAGTATCGGACTACGCAGGACGCACCTGTTGAAAAGCGTATCCCATTCAAGCCGCAAGTCTGGTATTCTGCGACCCGAAATGTTCGCGGTGAAGAGTATGGACCCCAACTCCAACCTTTTGAGGCTGAAATACGATATGGTCTATCGTGAAGTCCCCGAAGAAGCCGCGCGGAAACGCTTTGACGAAATCACCGGCAACGTCGCACCTGTTGAAGTTGTCAAGCCGAAACGCAAACGTCAAGTAGTTAAACCCAATCTTCCTGTTAAGAAGTAAGGGATGTCGCTTGGAGTCGCTCCAGCGCTGGACACGACAACCACTGTCATAGGGGCCGCCTTCGGTCCTTATCAGTTTCAGGGGCAAGACCGGTCAACGCCTACCGTGAACCCTAGCTATAGTTTATATTCATTTCCGACCGGTCAGCCATACTCAAGTCCATTTATTACGCTTGGATCCTATGTCTATTCCACGAGGACAACAAGTTTAACAGTTGATACGAGAGGGCTTAATGGGCAGATATCAGCATTATATGTTGCTGCCAATTCCTCGTATTCGCACTATTATTTGTACACAAACGGATACTCAATCAGCGTGACGATTCCTACAATCATAAATCCAGGTGATTGGAGTTTCTCAGGGGGGTTCACAGACGTGAAAATCGGCGTTGACAACAACTCGGATGAAGCATATTTTTATACATTACCACTGACGACGAGTCAGTTAAGCAGAAGAATTCGATTTGCCCTCAACGAAGTTAATGGTATCTATTCCAGCTATCAGACATTTCTACCAGGTAATGTTTTATTGTCTGCGGGCGCTCGCGCTGCTTCTTCACCCTACAATCTCACCTTTACCCAATCAGCTGGATCATTTGGGTTTGATACGTATCTTCGCGCTGGACAAAAGGTTGTCATTACAGGAGCGTCTCAAGGACCATATGATGAAACATGGAATGGTACGTATGTCGTAATAACACCCTCGGCGCTGACGTTCACGTGTAGCCCATTCACAGGAACAACTCCTCCTCCTGCAGGATCAGTGCAAAATTTCAATACCCCGCCCGTATACGCAACTCCAGAAACCTATGAAACACTTCTAGCCGGTCCGTTCGCGCCCAGTGGAGGATCGATGACACTGCGATTAACTATACCAATTCCAGGTGGTTCAGATACACCTCCATGGGCATTCACGATTACCGAGAATCCACAGACCTACCCTCAGATCGCCAACACGGTTAGTCTTGACCCATCTTCGGCCTTCTTCGCACCTTATACGTCAGCGAATATCTCAAACACCGTTTTACTCGTGTCAGGCACACTGCCATCATTACCCACATCTCCGGTTCTCTTGCGCGTCAATTCATATGACGCATACACCAGCAATTACATCAGCAACATCCAATCGTACTTTAGTTTCGTAAACGGTACAATCACGGTAACACCTGCGATTGGTAACAATATCCAACTGTACCTTTACGAACCATTCAACTACCGGTTCTCCTTCCTAAACACAGGTGGTACATCTACCTCAAACACGTTGGTAGGCACGTCCACAGATATGTTGCCATACATGACGACAGATGTGAGCGGAGTCACATTTGCGAAGACGACTGGGTACAGTGGAATCGCAAGTTCGTTTGGATATCCCATCGCGATCCAGGACTCACTAGGGAACAGTATCTCAACTACTGTCTATGTCAACCCTGGCCGATTCTACCCACCTGCAACCACTACGTACTCCTTCTTCAGGAACGAGGCCATCACTCCGATTGAGTTTGACTCGGTGGCTACTCTTAGTGCATATTACGTGAGTCCAACCTTGCCTGTGGGATACACCTTCACGTCCATTGGTGGGTCGTCCAATCGCTTCCTGTTCCAAGGCATATCTCCCACGACTGTCTCTCGGAGCTCATATACGTTCATCGGATCCAACACTCTCGGTCAGATTGTGACAAAGACCATCTCTTTACAAGTCCTGCCTGAACGGCTCTCATTGACAGCTGCGCCTCTGTCGCAGACATTGACGGTTGGTACACCGCTCGCAACACCTACCGTGTTTCAGTCTACGATTCCGACCTCTGCGGCTGGGACAATGCGTTACTCGTGGTCAACCTTGCCAAGTGGGCTTTCCTTCCAAGATGTGTCTGGTGCTGCAGTTACTGCGCCATTCTATCCTACCGATTCAAACCTGACGCTGCGTATCGCAGGAACCCCGACCAACCAGAGTTCTGTCGCGCTCGCGGCCGCGGGGTCTAACATCTTCCCCACAGTTGTGAATGCCTACGCATATGGTGCCAATGGTGCCCTATCCAACACGGCTACTGTCAACTTCACCTACTCGGAGACGGTTATGTTCTCAAACGCAACAGGACTGATCTCATCGTTGACGGTGCCGCTCACATCTGGACTTGCAGTGCCATCTGGGAACAGTGTGTCAGCCTTGACGTATTACGGTACGTCCTCTATTACGTCTATCTACTCGCCCGACCTTCGCTCTGACCTCTCCCTCAATGTGGTTGGAAGTACTGCGACGCTGGTTGGCACTCCAACCTCCACTGGGACAGGTAACTACATCATCCGCGCTGTGAACGCGCACGGTGTGATTGGTGAGATCCAGATGACCATCCCGGTTGCGCCTGACATTGTGACCATCTCTGGACCTGTAGATGCGTGCATGAACTTTGTGGTTGGTAGGCCCGTGTCTTCTGGCCTGCCTGGATACTACACTGCCAATCCTCTGATGATTGGAACGTCGTCAGCTGGACTACCTGTAACCATCACAGCACCTGCATTAGCTCCAACTGGAATCACCTTTACGTCTGGTGCCTTTGGTGGTATCCCAAGCACGGTGACTCCGCTGACCTCCATGGTCTTCACGGCCACAGATGGTCTTGCCACAACGACAAAAACAATCCCGATTGCAGTCTTAGATGATGTCTTTACGTGGAACTCGGTGACAGTTCAGTTCGCTCAGAACCGCGTCCGCACACCCCTACAGTTCACAGCCACGACCTTGAGTGGACTGCCAATTATCTCCTACTCTGTCTCTGGACAACCAGGCGGCATCACGATGACGAACCAGGGCGTACTCCAGGGAACATGTACATCTGCAACGTCGGGAACGATGGTTGTATCCGCATCTACGGGGTTCACGACACAGACGCAGTCTTATCCATACACTGTCGCACCAGATGTTCTATTATTGACGTCTGACCAAACCGTCTACCCTCTTCCAGGAACGGTGCAAGTGACTGCAGTTGCCTACAGTGGACTCCCGATCACCAATTTTACTATCACACCGAACCCATTCGGTATCTCAGTCTCCTCCACTGGCCTGATTGACGGAGCCCTTATCTCACGCGTGCCTCCTGACACGCCTGTTCTGCCTGCATCGTATCCGATGACACTACGGGCCTACGCGTCAAGCGCATACGGCGATGTATCTGCTACCATCGTGACGGAGAATCCGTACCTCAACTATGCTCTCATTCCCTTCGGGCTGAATCTGTATGGGTACGATACAGTCAATAGGAAGTTTGACCTGCTCTATACATCCCCAACCTATCTCACAGAGACAAAGACGAGAGACACTGCTATTCTTGGCGGCGGGGCAACACTAGTTAGCTCTCTAGCGTCTGGGCTGCAGAGAACAACGAACGGACGCACCTTTGCAGGTGTGGTCTGGCCAGTTGATGGTGCCTATCGCGAAGGAGGTAGTGCATACTCACCTACAATCGTATATACGAGTGGAACGTGGTATGTCTTCTTCTACTTTAACTCCAACAGCACTGAGTCAGATTCTGGGTTCTGGCAACAGATGTCCACAGATGATGGATTGACCTTCCCGCGTTGGGCATCACAAGACCCAGACGACCGTACACCAGCCCCAGGTGTCGTCCACTATTCCGATTTCTTCCCGCAGTATGACACCTATACATATGTCTCTGCCCAGAAGAATGGGACGATTATCATTGGCGGTTCTAACTATAGTAAGAAAGATGCTAGTTCTTCAGGATCCGCTATCTTCTTGCCCGCGTTTAATACGTCTGCTACCTCAACACTGATTGAGGTCCACGCGCTTGACCTGAGTGGTTCCGTCTTCGTTGCAGCAGGGTCCGATACCTTTTACCTCAAGAGCAACGCGAACCCGACTCCAGGAGCAGGAGTCGCTGCAAACTGCAAAAGCATGCACTACTCTAGCAATGGTCTAACGTGGACAGGGGGAACTGGAGGGTTCAACTTTATGGGTATGTCTGTCCTGCACAAAAATGGTACATGGGTAGCCACAGGTCTTGATATAGGCACTGAGGGCGACATCAAGACTCTCTACAAGTACAGCGTCAGGAAGTCTACAGATGGACAGACGTGGACAGCGGTTACACTGCCTCCTGCCTACACACCGGACTATGCGTATGGACCCGACACCATCATTGAATTAGGTCCCATCATGTACGATGACGCATGGAACATATTGTACACCACCCCAACCACGCAGGTCATCCTCCGATCGGCGAATCTTGTGGACTGGACAGCCGTGACCCCAACCACACCTGCTACTGGGACCTTGACAAGGTCAACCTTCGGTCCACCGTTCTGGACGGCGGCGGCAGTCGCACCATCCTCTACTCTTGTGCTGGGTACCAGTGGTGTTGGCACTGGACCCACCATCCTGACTCCCACAACCAATGGGTTCCACTACATGCAGTTTGTGACGATTGCTCCGATTGTCGTCACGTCACCTGAGACGATCTTTGTATTTGTAGACGCAGCCACACTCCCTCGCGGCATCACCTTTGACCCACTCACAAATACGTTCAGCGGTACACCTGTTCTCACCGGAAACACCACCGTCATCGTGCGCGTGAAAAATGAGGCAGGTGGTCTTACCACATTTCCACTCTACTTCTCAGTCTACATCCCAGACGTGGAAAATAAGAAGCAGACCAGTGCTGCTGCGTTTACCTCCCTCGTGCGGCAGGAGGTTGAGATTGATGGAGCCCAGTATGCGCGTGATACAGTTGCAAATCCAACTCAAGCAGTGGGTGTGGGCGCGCTCATGTCCCCAGCGCCTCCCACTGTGACCAGTGCCACCATTCCTCAGAACTGTACGAAGACATGTTAATCATCATACTCAGGCATCACCATATCCTTGAACTCCGCGACTCCAAACCAGCCCCGGAACTCATGGACACCCTCCTCGGTCTCCTCGTAGACTCGCTTGCTTGTCAAGCCGACGTAATAGACCTTGCCCTTGAACTCAACGGGACCCTCGCAGTTCTCGTTGACCTCCTCCTCGGGGTCAGGTGGCGGAGGTGGGAGGAAGATCCGCATATGCTCTTGCGGAGTGCGAGCATTGAACTCGGCGCTTGTCAAGTTGTTGACATAGGCTAGGAAGGCGTTGGGATTCGCAACGGCTTTTACTTCCTCTGCAACCTGCTTGAGCTTCTTCTCCAGGGTTGGAGTCAGCTTTGGCAGGTTGGGTGGCGGTGCGACGGGCACCTCGATGATATCGGGGACAGGTCGCTCAGAATGAGTGACCCGGTCAGGTTGAGGGATACGTGGGAAGAGAGCGGCCGTGAGCTCTCGGCTGACCCTGTCAGCGTCATACTTGAACTTGGGTTGAAGGTGCTTGATGGTTGCGTTGATAGAGGCGATGATAGAAGCGTTCATTTTTGCCGGCAGTCTTCCTTGCCACTATCGTCCCATGAATCCGTTTTCCACGATTCCCAAAAACGGAAACCGCAAGTCCTGCCCAAACCAAGTGTGCCAACAAGACAAGATGCCTCGCAATATGACGGGAGGTAGCGGTCACCGCTCGCAACGTAACTCAGAATCCAACAAGACCAAGGCGAACAACAAGATGAACGACGCACTACTGGACGACATCGCAAACGGAGAGACTATGGAGGGTGTCCACATCGCACGAGTCATGCGTCGACTCGGATCAGGGATGATGGAGATCTTCTATGTGGTCGAGGAAGAGGTGGAACACAAGAAGCGCATGGTGGACAAGCTGGTTCACGCTCCGATTCGCGGAGGCATGCGTGGCAGGGGCAAGAAGGACGTGTGGGTTGACGTGGGCAGTGTCGTACTCCTTGCGGAGACGGGACTGTCAGGCGCACCATGGAGGATCATGTCGGTCTTCTCAGAGCCGCAGATTGCTCGCTACCAGGCACTCAAGCCTGACGCAGACAAGCGCATCTTCGCCCGCTCAACGGTTGAGGCGGCAGAGGAGGGTGGAGTGGAGTTCATTGCAGAGGAAGAGGAGATTGATGTAGACGACATCTAACCTCTGTGTGAAACAATGATTGGAACTTGGGTAGGACTACTATTTTTAAGTTTCATTGCATACATCGGCTATCAGTCGGTTCAACCCGAGCACAAGATGCTCCCCTCATTTCCCCCACCGATGTCGGTCGGAAAGCAGAGGTACACGGGGCGCTCGCGGGACGCGTCCATGTTCACACAGACTTCGCGTCGCAAGGCGGTTGTGAGTGGGAGGTATGGTAATCCAAACCACGTCTTACGCGAGTCCAACCTTACGTCTGGGTTTACGAACGGTGTCATTGAACTGTTTGCTCTCACAGGGTTGTGCGAAGTGCCATGTGTGCAGCCGGTTCCACCCAAGCCAGTGGTGTGCCAGGTGTACGATGGTCGCTACTCGGGAGACGAAGAGCCGAACATCCTGGATGGTGGTATGTTGGATGTCACATACGACGGCGGTTCTGCAGCAGACGAGTACACGAACGTGTTGGCAGGCAATGGGTCCTATGTGATGGATGGTGGAGATGCGTACACTCTGCTGCTCCAGTACATCCTTCTCAGTGGTGGGAATGCCCAGACAAATGTGTGCGATGTTTAGTAAGGATGTCGGTAACTCCTGTCAAGTTTGAACTCCGACGCGACCTACTTATCAACTGGACCGCGGTTGGTAACGTTTTGGTCCTCGCTGCAGGTGAACCCTCTGTTGTGCTAGATACTGGTCAGATGAAAGTCGGCGATGGGCATACGGTATGGAACCAACTTCCCTACGTTGGGTCCGGCCAAGCCGGTGGTGGCGGGTCTGGGTATACTGGTCCAACTGGTCCAATGATGCAGAGCCCAGTTTCCATGTTGGCTTATACGACGGTTGATACCCCCGCGATCTCTCCTGGAGTAGACCTTTTGGTTCCATACATTGCCCCAGATCCCGTCAACTCAACAAGTATACCAGGCCTAGAGTTTTTAGTTGGTGTGGCTGATGCGTTCCAGAATACGAAGTCTACGAGCATGCCTCTCCTCATCACGTGGAATATGAATGTCACCGGGTGGTCCGGAACAACAACACTCACGACGTATGCAGGTATCTTTACCGATACGATGACTGCTCCAACCTATAAACAGGGTCTTGAAACTACGCAGTATGTATCTGGTACAGCGTATCTCGGATCATCTGCTGTTATCCTTCTTGGTTCGGGACAATCTGTTGGTGTGTATGTGGGAAGTACAACCTCTGCAACTCTTGCAAGTTCGCGCGTGACCTTTTCGCTGTTGACTGGATATGATGGACCTACAGGTCCAAGGGGACCCACTGGATTTACCGGACCTATTGGACTTCGTGGCTCGCAAGGAAATCCAGGGTTAACGGGTACTACAGGTGCTACAGGGTTTGGGGGAGCCACTGGTCTCACTGGACCCACTGGTCTCACTGGACCCACAGGTCTAACAGGTTGGACAGGTCTCACTGGACCCACTGGTCTCACTGGACACACAGGTCTAACAGGTTGGACAGGTCTCACCGGTGCTACTGGCCTCACAGGCGCTACTGGCCTCACAGGTTGGACCGGATTGACTGGACCCACCGGGTTAACTGGCGCTACTGGTCTTACAGGTTGGACGGGTCTGACTGGCCCTACTGGTCTAACTGGGCCCACTGGATTGACTGGACCCACAGGATTGACAGGATGGACGGGTCTCACTGGACCCACTGGTCTTACAGGCTGGACCGGATTGACTGGACCCACTGGTCTTACAGGCTGGACAGGTCTCACCGGTCCTACTGGTCTGACTGGTCCCACTGGTCTTACAGGCTGGACAGGTCTCACTGGACCTACTGGTCTCACTGGACCTACTGGTCTGACTGGCGCTACAGGTTTGACAGGTTGGACAGGGTTGACTGGACCAACAGGTCTCACCGGTCCTACTGGTCTGACTGGGCCTACTGGTCTTACGGGTTGGACAGGGTTGACTGGTGCTACGGGTTTGACAGGTTGGACAGGTCTGACTGGTCCCACTGGTCTTACAGGACCCACAGGTCTAACAGGCTGGACAGGTCTCACTGGTCCTACGGGTCTTACGGGTTGGACTGGATTGACGGGTGCAACTGGCCTTACAGGTTGGACGGGATTAACTGGACCCACTGGTCTTACGGGTTGGACTGGCCTCACCGGTCCGACTGGTCTTACAGGCTGGACTGGTCTCACTGGACCCACTGGTCTGACTGGACCTACTGGCCTCACCGGTCCGACTGGTCTTACGGGTTGGACTGGTCTCACTGGTCC